CGCCGATAAATTCTTTTCGGATATATATGGTCTCGAATGGCAGGGCCTAGAGTTGGATGTAATTTATTTTGAAGGGGATTGGTTGGATGAGGACCCCGGGGGCCAGGAGGTGCTGTGATGTAGTCACTGATTATACAATCAATTTTGTTATTATTGGTTTGATTTTAATTATCATCTGTTTGATTTTTGGACGGGTGGTATGATGTCTGCTTTCCCTGTGGACCCGGTGACGAATTCGGTCAATTACATGCGAATACATGCTTCTAAAATGGGCTATGAGCAATGCTTCGATGGCCATCTGCTAGCAATATACGACATGGAAGAGAAAGGCAAGGACGGCGTCCTATACTGCCTATGCAGAGTCGACACGCCTTGCCCATGCCCTGAAAGCGTGGACGAAATCGAGAGAAATGGTCAATGCCATTGCGGTATTTTCAGGAGGAAATAACGTGGCAGTCGATAACCAATTTTCCACTGATATTAAAGTTTGCGATCCTCGGGTAAGAGGAAGTGCCGTCTGCAACATTGACGGGAAATGTTCAGTATGCGCTTATGCTGAGAAGTTTGAACACCCTGAGAAACACATTTGAATTTTTTGGAAACGTAGGAGCTAAAGTATGTCCCAAATACAGATAATCGCATTTGAAGGCGCAGATAATGTCGGAAAGAGTACACTCGCTGAGATGTTATCTGACTATTTAGATCGTAAATTGATTAAATTTCCAAACGAAAGTATCGATTCAGGAAAACAAATCCGGAGAATGCTGAATGGTAATGACCCATTCGATCCGGCATATTCACAGGTTCTCCAAAATGAAAACAAAATCGACACGTTGAAAACAATTCGACCAGGAACTTATATTTTCGATCGATTTAAACTTTCCGAAATCGTGTATGGCATTGCAAATGAACTCTCCCGTTATGATGTTATGGCATTGGCTGACGGTCTCCCGGATCCAGACATTACATTTCTTATTACAGGCAGATCGTACGGGTATGATGCTGACATTTACGGGGACGATGAGTACCAGTCCACGATAACGAAACTGTATCTCACTGAGGCTAAGAATAGTTCTGGTAGGATTGATACAATCAATAATGAAAAGTCTATAGACGACGTTTTCGGGGAAGTTACGTGGGCGTTAAGGGGGATAATATGAGCCCCTACTTCATAAAAGCCAATTCTATCCATCAGGCCCGTTTTGAAGCCGTGAAACTCATCATGGAAAAGGGTAGGATTATGAAAGACCAACGTTGCGAACAAACAAAATATATCAAAAATTTAATAATTTCGATTGATGCAGACAACTGCGAAGTTTCAGCCAGCCCGCTCGTCGCTAGATGCGGTGTAATGTTTGGTGAAAATCTTATAACCGGGAAAAACCCAAAGCCGGAAGTAGAAGCCGTTAACTCAACCGTCCAGGATCCGGAATATAGTTACGGCGCCGAGGCACACCGAAATAACATGGTAGAGAAAATAATAGAACAAATTAAAACAAATCCAGAATCAAGGCGGTTAGTAATCCCCCTTTTAAAACCGGAACATGTCGGGGGAACTGAAATTCCATGCATGATAATAACGGTTTTCGATATTGAAGATGATTTCCTTAACCTCACGATTATGGGTCGATCAAACGACGATGTGATAGCCATGCAGAGCGACCTGAAGGGGTTTGAAATATTCCTTCGATGGATGGCATGGCGGACGGGGTATGATGCAGGGACGATCGTGCTACACGTTGTTAATGCCCATTGTCGGATCAACTCGGACATGGACACTATAATAGAAATATTAAAAGGTGGAGCAGCAAATCTTACTCCATCAAACGTGCCCATCTCTTTGATAAGGAAAGCGAAATACCACTACCAGGGGGCAACAAATCTCACTCCCACAAAAGTGCCCATCTACTGGGATGAAAATAAGAAGATATTGAACGAGGGGGCAGCATGATCCCCCTGACAAAACGAAACTGTGGAAATTGTGGAGGACTCTCAGAATGTAGAAAGACAAGCGGGGAGTTAAATAAGTACTCGCAAAGTTGGTGTTCTCTTTGGCCTGAAAAAACGAAGGGGGCGCAACGATAATGGGGAAAGTAAAAACAATCGAACAGTACATACCGGAAATTAGTGTAATATATCCACAAAAAAATAAGCATGGGGAGAAGCGATGTAGTAAATGTGGGGTTTTAAAAACATTATCCGAATTCTACAAACACAAGAGAGGTAAAGACGGCCTTGCGTGGTCTTGTAAATCATGCAACAAAGAATATAAGGAAAAGAACAAAGAAAAAATAAGCCTAAGAACGAAAAAATATAACCAAGAGCATAAAAACGAGCGGCGAGATTCCGCATATAAATATTATTTAAAAAATGTAGATAAAATAAAAGAATATAGTGAAAAGAACAAAGAAAAAATAAACCTAAGAACGAAAAAATATAACCAAGAGCATAAAAACGAGCGGCGAGACTCCGACCATAAATATTATTTAGAAAATATAGATAAAATAAAAGAATATAATGCGGAAAGAAGACCACGAAATCGAGAACATGATAAGAAATATTTTAGAGAATATTTGATAATAAATCGAGAAAAACGATATGAAAATGTAAGAAGATATAATAAAACAACTAATGGAAGAAATACCCGAAATAGACTTAGACAACTGCGAAGAACGTTTGGATACACCCCGATAAATAAACAATTTTGTGGATCAGAATTTCATCATTTCCATATAAATAATTCATCTGATCTGGGTATATTCATTCCACGTGAAATACACCATTCTGTTTATCACAGTAGTTTAGATGGCACAGGTTTAAAAGAAATTAATAAAATTGCTTTACTTTGGTTATGCGAGCAGGCGGTGATTTAATGCCTGTAAAAAAAACAATCTCCCAATATGTAAATGAAATTAATGATCTATATAACCAGACACTTGAGTATCCAGATTCTGAAACATTTCAGAAAAAATTAAAAAACCGCGTTGGTTCATGGGCAGATCTTTTAGAAATTACTGTGTTTGTTGCTTCCAATGAACAACGACCTTACACATCAGAGGAGTTAGGTTATTCCACAAGATCAATGTTATTAAAACAGCACACGAAAATTAAGCAGGTTGGGGACTTACATGCTTACTATTCGGGCGGTGGTGTTGCGGGATGGGTTGGCGTTTTAGTAGAGCGAAAGGGCGGCAAGAAGGGGATGGAAGATCTATACGGGACCCTGATGAACGCAGATAACTGTGCTCGGTTTTACAGGGAGATAGAAACATTTCAGGCAGATGAACGGTTCTCGCTGATGGTCGTAATAGCCGAATGTACACTCACTGACTTTCTACTCTACGTTCCTGCATTCAATGGAAACAAACGCAACTATGACCACATTGGGGCCTCTGTGGAGTCCAGACGGGCAAAGATCAACTCACTCTATATTAGAGGAGTCCCGGTTTTGTTCGCGGGAGCACGAATAATGGCAATTGAGATGTATAGAGGGCTTATTCGTCAGTGGATCTTAAAAAATTACGTTTCTATCCTTAAACTGGGTATGCAAATAGAGGATAGCGAAAGATGTTGCCAAACATGAGGAGGGGAAAAAGGAGAGGATAATATGGATTACATTCAACTTCTTTTTTACATGAACGTCATGAATTGGATATCCGTTTTCCTTTTCATCGGTTGGTTTGTAATTTGGTTGTTGCTCGAGGATTGGGATAGAAAACAAGAAGGGGTAAGAAAATGAAAGGTATTAACCACGAACGCCTATCGTTTTTAATTCTTTTATTTTTTTTAATTATGCTCTTTCATTTTAATATCCGTTTTGATATATTTCAGTTGATGTCATTTTGGATACTGCAGACACTGTATATTAACTGTGATCTGGATGCCAGGCACTCACGATCTAAAACCCGGATTGGGTATTTCAAATATATGTTTTATTTTACGAAACACCGAGGGATAATGCATAATCCGGCTTTATGGATGCTTATATTCATTGGATTTTGGCACATTGGGTATATGTGGTGTGGTACTGGTTTATTATTTTCAGCTATGATACATATTTTGAGCGATTCGGTTTCTTAAGTATTAAGTTAGGAGGTTAAAAATAATGAAATGTACGAACTGTAACAATGAAATGGATTTGGTAATGGATTTTGTGGTAGAAGGCGATTGGGACTACGAGGAGAGTATACAAACTTACAGACCGCAGAAATTATATCAGTGCCCAAAATGTAAAACTGTAGCAAATAGTTGGTAAGTACCAACTATTTTAAAGAGTCGTGGTAGAGGAGAAATGATAATGCCTTTCAATTATGAACAGTGGTTAACGAATCTGTTTAGAGATCTAAAGAACCGTGGAATACGAGCAATTCTCGAAAGCGATGGTTCGATAACCTGTGAAAAGGACGGGCACACATCAGTAACTACGAAAGTCGCAGTATACTCGAAGTATCGGGAATATCTAGTAAAATATCCAGATTGAGAAAAGACATTTTTTTTTCGTTTTTTTGATGAGTAGGAAGTTATATATAGTATTCAGTACAATTACGTAGTAATATCATACTAATAGGAGTAGAACTATGCCAGCTAAAGGATGGAAATGCCTCAATGTGAAAGACGAAGATTTTGAATTGATAGTGAAAATAGCTAAAAAGCGTGGAATGAATAATTATTCTGCGGTAATATTAGCATTTCAAAATACATTTCCTAAAGATTTCCCACATAAAATAGAAGTGTAATAATAAAACTACAGATATAATAAACTAGGAGCTTTACCCATGATAGACAGCGTCATCAAAAAACAAACTACTTACGACCAATCCCCAAAATATAAAATCGCAGAGAACGTAAGCACTGAGAAATACAACGAAGAACACACAAAATATTCACTGAGTGTTTGGCTAGAAGACCACGGGTGTAACGTTTTTTGGGAGAAGAAGAACGATTATAATAGACCTGTTTTTAATACCAAAAACTTTAACGGTGGCACATGCGAAAAACCAGATTTGTTAGTGGAACGAGTACGTGTCGGCGGATCACCTGTTTATTATGTGATTGAGGTGAAAAACGGGAGATCCAACAGCAATATTTATGATTCGTTTCCGCAACTACTGAGATACGCAGAGGGAAAACTACTATACCACATTGGAGAAACGCCAATAAATGTAAGTGGGTACTTTGTAGCGACCCAATTTAGTGAAAAGGGTCGTCTGTTTTCAAATGACGTACCGGGAGATATCCGCACATTTAGTAAAGGTAGAGTAGGAGCCATCGAAAGAGGGGAAATCCCCACCAATGAGTACATTCTGACAGAGCAATACATCCGATTATTATGGAGAATGGCGAGGCAAGCGTGCAGTGAAACCCGGATTGGGGCACTATTGAGCAATATTCTTAATAGGGAACGTATACCGTCTCCAATGCTCCAGTTTTCGGATATCCATGGGAACGCAGGATCCCAGGGACTCGAGATCTTGTACAAAACGGGGCAGTGAGTGAGATGTCGGTTTATACATTCCAGTCTGAGTTCAAGCGGTTCCATGAACTGCTAACTAAAAATGCACCGACTGATTATCAACCATTTTATTTCCCGCTTATGATAGGCGGAAAAGACCCACTGCCAAGAATAAGCTGGAAAAACAATAGAAAGACGTTCACCGAAGCTTATGACCTTATGGGAAAAGGATATAATATCGCAATTGCCGCCACTGAAATGGACTGTCTTGCGATTGTCGATGTCGACGATGTGTCGCTGGTCGGGGATATCAAACCTACTCTCAAAATAAGATCACGAAAGAGAATAGGAGAACATAATTTCTATTTTACCACGGATAAACCGGCCTCGTCCAGAAGTAGAAGTGCAAAATGCATCATCCCTACCGATGATGCGGGGGAAGTGCGTTCACGGTGGGGGTATGTAGTTGCGGCTGGATCATATGTGGAATGTTCAGACGACGATATTTCTAAAATTCCCGAAAAAGACCGAGAAAACGCGGGTAAATATTCGATCCTGGAAGAAAGGGACGTTGCTGAAATCACATTCGACGAGTTGCCAGATGTTTATAAGCAGGCAGTGCATAAAAAGGAATCGGATGCAGCGGCACGGGAAGTATGGACACAGGAAAGGAATGCTAGGAAAGGAAATGAGAAAAGAGAAAGCAATTCAAAAAGTGCACTGTGGACCCTAACAATTCACGATGTCACAGGAAAACGGGATAACCCCAATTATAGATTTAGTTCACCATTCCATGGCTCGAGCACGTTCAAAGACACATCCGTGTCTGGTGGAGTCATGCACTGCTGGAGGCATAACGCCTGTCACTCAGCTTTAACATACCTGGCGGTCGAAGCAGGGGTATCCACGTGCAACGGGGCAGGGTATCCGCACGGCGGAGGTTGCTCGGATGTAAATTTTGATGATCCGTATACGATTTACACAGTGTGGAAGTACGCGAAAGACGCAGGATATCTGCCTAAAAACGACCCTATACCACAGCAGGGGGTTGTTTATTACGCACTAAGCAAGAAAATATGCACGGTTAAACAATTGATAGATGGATGGAAATTACCGGGCTACGTTTATCACATTGCGGTTTTGATTGCGACGAAGGAAGGGATCAACTTTGGTCGTTGATGTCTCCATTCCGCATAATGATTTTTTGACATCTGATGATATCAAGGATTACATTAAAAACAATCTACTTGAACTTAGAGAGGATGCGGCGGAAGACGAAATTATAAAATTAACTGAAAAGAACAATATAAAAGGGGACACTCGAAAAGTAATTCAAAAATATTACAAAGCCGAAAAGAAAGCACACGACGCATTAATCAAAAAATTAGAAGAGAAAAACGAAGAAACGACCGATTTAAGAAGCGTTTATTCCAGTATAATAACAGCTACCGACCGGACAACGCAGATAAAACAGATACAGGAGCATATCGTTTCGGACTGGCTCAGTATGAGAGAAGACGAAACCCTGATTTTCATAAAAGAGATATGCGAGGCGTTTGGACTCGATCACGAAATCAAATCAATTTTAAAGAAGTATTACACGGTTGAGAAAACGTCATTTGATGAATCAAAACCGAAGCAATCGAAAACAAACGATGTAGATACCCTTGACATTGATTTAGACGAGCAGGACATAAGTCAGTCATTGTTAGATAAAGCTGACCGAATGGCTGATCGGATATTGAGGCGTGGCGATCCGATAAAATACATTTTGCAGACAGTGGCAAAAAAACACATAGGCGATGAAAAAACGGAAGAGGCGATGTGTGTATCAATTGCGGGGCAATGTTGTATTAATACAGCGGGTATCCAAATAGTAGTAAATGGGGAAAGTGGAAGTGGAAAAAGTGACGGCACTAAAAAGCATCTGCATTTAGTACCAAAACGATGGAAACGAACTACCAGTCTGTCTGCAAAAGCACTATACTACATGGAACTTAAACCAGGAATAGTTATTTTTTCAGATGATACCAACATGGATCAAGAGTTAGGAGAAGTCTTTAAACAGTCAACTACTAACTACCAGGAATATACCATTCGTACATCGGTAAAGGATCAGGAAAAACACACGATTTCCATACCACCAAGAATAAACCTGTTTCTTACATGCGTCCATTCAAATGTTTCAGACCAGATCCTAAATAGACAGTTAGTATTTGAAACCGATAGTGGACCAGAACAAAAAAATAAAATATTTGATCTACAACGGAAACTCGAAAAAGAAGGAATCAATCCGTTAGAGGTTACATTGCGTGTACTTATTTGCAGACGAATGTATTCAAAATTAAAAGAAAATTTATTCACTGTCGCGATACCCTATCTTGATCGAATAGACATTTTAGATAAAAGTAACAGTCGTGTATTACCGCTGATATGTGATATGATAAAGGGGTATACCATTTTCAAATGGAAACAGCGAAAATTCGATGAAAACGGAAAGTTGCTGGCAGATGAAGATGATTTCGAGCGAGCAAAGGCGCTGTTCAATTCACGAGCCGAAAATACAATGACTAAATTAACAAATACTGAAAACGAAATAGTGAAGTTTATATTACTCAACCAGGTGAAAAATCGTGGCATCGGATGTTCGGTAAGTGAGATTTCAATCGGTATCGGAGTGGCGTATCATACAGTAAACCGTCTAATCGTGGGTAGAAAAGATAGAGACGATGGTGGACTACTTGCTAAAATGAAGGGGATGCGAAAAGAAGACATGACAATAACCGAATACACAAGGGACGGAGGTGAACTCACGGAAAGTAAAGGCAGGAAGGCTGAAAGATATAGAGTAGAGGACTGCGATATATGGGACATGTTCAAGCAGGATTTCATAACGATGCAACCTAACTAAGCCGACTTGTTTACCCAGGCCGCTAGACACCGATTTGTATATTTCCAAGACGGAAACGCCCAATTAACGGCATCGGGCAAGCTCGATGTCAACCGCTATTTTTTAACCAATTGTTTGTCATTCTTTACCCAACGAAACGGTATCGGTAGAATTCTTTACCCAAATGACCCACTTTTTGGAGACCCATATATTAATTATTATTTTTTATTTTTCTTTTTTTTAAACTATTTTGGTGACCAATATATTTATCATTGTATTTTATTCTTTTTACTTGCTAAAATTCCTACATAACTATCATGTTTTATTTTCTCTCAATGTTGTGTAATAAAAAAAACATTAATCTTTTTTTAAAAAAATCCTAATCATTTTTCTTATTTGGGTAAACAATTGGTCGTTTGTTTCCTCATTAATGTCTACTCTATCTTATTATAATATATAATATATGGTTAAAGAATGGTTAAAGATTGGGAAAACATGGGATAAAGATGGGTAATAAATAACAGTGGACACTGTTGGATTAAGAGCGTGATATAACTACCCATTTTATATACCATGACTACCCTATTACAGGGTAGTAGAAATGTAAACGGGGGGGTTAGTATACCACCGAAAGGATATAAGGAAATTCACTTACGAGAAGATGATTTTAAGGTTATAACCGACTTCGCTAATGATAATGATCTAAAGTATGGTGCTGCTGTAAAACGCGCATTTAAAAAGGCTTATGGTTTGAAGTTTTCCGATGATAAACCGATTATTTTCAGGAAAAAAGGTGTTTAAATGAAAGACGGTTGCATCCATAATACTATTCGAGAAAACGTGTCTTATTGCAGGCTATACCAGGATAAAGTAACTCCACAACGTTGTATAATGTCGAAGCGTTGTGACGGTACAACCGCAGAAAAAAGAAAGTGCCCGGAGTGGGGATTAATTGAACTTGCTGAAGAGAAGGAAAGAAAGATAGTGTCAGCCAAAAAGAAGCAGGATAAAAAAGATAAACTTAATTAATAACTTCGAGGAGCTAGAAAATGCCATATTGGAATGATAAACCCGAAACGTCAGCCTACAAAGGTAATCAAGACAACGATGTAAAAAAGGATGCCAAATTGCTAATGTATGACATTGGAAACTTTATGAAAGTGCACCCAGGCTTACCAATTGACCGATTGGTCAAAGAGTTTTGTAACAAATGGGCTGGTTACAATAAAGATTATTCTGAGTCATTTATTGAGGGAATATTTAAAAATTTGTATGAAATAAAAATGGAGTGAAAAAACGATGTCTAACTATTCGAAATGTAGATTTTCGATGTTCTATGCTGTAGAATGGAGATGTGCAAAGTCGACGGAATTAAAACTCAAATGTGAAGGAGGAAGTGCTGACATGTATGATTGCCCCGAGTGGGTTAACGCGTATCATGTCTCGTTTTACGACCCAATGGCACGAGATAGCATGAATGAATAAAAATCAAAGTGATAAAAGAGAGACATTATATTTATCAAAATGTTAAATAATTTCATACGAAACTTAAGGAGCTAAAACTATGAACCAACCCCCCAAAAAACCAACCCCACCCTCGATCTTTTCAACAAAATGGGAAATCCCATGTTTTGTGATTGTCTGTAACGCAGCCGGGCCTATCAAGGAGTTGAAGTGAATGCCTGTTATAACCAAATCCGGTCTTTGGATTGATTATGATGACGACAACAAAGATCTATTCATTCGATGGGGGAAAACAGAGGACTATCGTATTTCGGAGGACCATGGAGATATAATTCTAGATCTTGACGCTGATAATGATATAATTGGAATTGAATTGCTACATTTTGATGTAAATACCAAATATTGTGCCAAGCCAATAATTAAATTTTAACTTCCCATAAAACTTAGGAGCTTACACCCAATGACAAACTCTGTAATAATACTAAAAGATCAAAGTAATGTCCTTTATGACCCTCATATATCAAATCAAAAAAGCACATGGTACAAAAACACACTCTCCGGGCATCCGGCCCCGGTTACTCGGTCAATACCATGCGGATCATGTAAAAAATATTTTCTGATCCAGAAAAAGAGAAATGGCGATGTTGTTAACTGTCCTAGATGTGGTGCTACCCATACTGTGACACAGAAGATCGCGGTTGTTACGTCTGTGGAGCTGGTAATATAATTAAGTGCACTAGATGGATACCTGATCCCATTGTCCCCCCAGCCGAGTTCTCTGGCGCACCTAGGACGAAGTAATAACACCGACTAAAAAGGAATGAGAATATGCCCTACCAAATAATAGGATGTAATCTGATGTTCGGCGCAACACTAGATACATATAAGGGATGTGAGACATGTAACATAACAACCGCTCATAACAATTGTCTCTGTGATATCATGGTAGCAGAGCGGCATTACATATATAAAAAAATTAAATAAAACTTGATTAATTTCCAAGTAAACTAAAGGAGCTTCCCCCCAATGAATATACGAAAACCAATCGCTTGTTTAATTATATTTATATTTCTGATTTCAACCGCCGCGGCCGCAGACTTTAAAAAAATGGGTTACGATGCCGGATATAAAAAAGGTGTCATTGATGGAAAAAACGCAGGAACATATGACTGCCATAAATATGGGAAAACCCCGGTCCTTCGGCATGTTCCGAATGTTGTAGTTTCCCCCGGATGGTCTGTTTTGTATAAGAATGGTTATAAATCGGGTTATTCTGCAGGCTTTAATTCCGGATACCAGGCTACTCGATACGCGGGTTTGAGGAGGTAAAATTCCCCTCAATAAACCGTTTCTTATTTTGCATTGAAAACGAAGGTGGTTATTATAACTTTAAATCCTGCACACATTCCCAATAAACATAAAAAACTCAAATGCTTTTTTACGATAGTCGGCCCAAAAACCAACCCCACCAAAATCATTCTCTCAAAATCGATAAATAAAGATTGTATTTTAAATCATCCGTTGATTTATGATACTTCATTTAACACATCGGTGGAAATTCAGCAAATATCAAAGGCAGAATATATTAGACTTTGTGACATATTCGACGAGCTCGAGACTTTTAACATTCTTGGAATTTCAAATATAGAACAGATAGACGGGGAAATTAAAAGACTGGAATCAAAATTAAATATCCCTGAATTTGTAATACGGCCGCTTAAGTCTGCTGCAATAATCAAACAGTTAAATCGTAGAATCGATAGGTTGATAACGTTAAAAGGGTTTTTTAAATCTGATTAAGAGATGATAGTTATTTTTACTTGATGGTTGCATAACGGCGTTAACGTTATCAAATCAAACTCACATTATAGCATAGGTATAATTATGGAAGTCCAAAAGAAACGGCATAGAGTACAGGCGCCGATTAACCCCAATGTTTTCCACTGGACCGGACCGCGTATGAGGGCCGTATTATTGATAGCGGAAGGGAAAACACGGCATGAAGCCATAGCTCTAGACGTTGGGGTACATTATTCTACGTATTGGGATTGGCGCCAACATCCAATTTTCCAAGCTGAGTTGAGCAGGTTAACTCTTGCAAATGAAAAAGCAACTCGTGAGGGGCTTCTTAGATTAGCTTTTAGGGCAATTGAAGCAAAAATAGGGAACGTTGCCGATGACCGAAGTACTGTGCTTGAATGGTCTAAATTTATAGCTGATCTTCAGGGGCATATGAAGCAGAAGATTGAACTCGAGGGCAACGTAAATCATACAGGTGAAGTTGTAATATACATTCCCGATAACGGAAGAGACAAAAAGGATGATGAAAATTAGACCGCAGTCGGGGCCGCAAGAAGCTTTTCTTAGTTCTCCTGCGGATATAATCATATATGGGGGATCCGCTGGCGGAGGTAAAACGACTGCGCTTTTATTGGAATGTTTACGAAATATTCATATAAAAGGATTTGGCGCTATAATATTTCGTAGAACATACCCACAAATACGGAGCGTGGGGGGATTATGGGATACATCCGAGGAATTTTATCCGCACGCTGGTGGGTTACCAAAGGAATCTGATCTAACGTGGGAATTTAAACCATATGGGACTAACATTAAATTCGCTCACCTTGAGCATGAAAAAAATAAACATGATTATCAAGGTGCCCAAATCCCCCTCATATGTTACGACGAGTTGACACATTTCAGTGAGTCTATGTTCTTCTATCTTTTGTCCAGAAACCGTTCGACTTGCGGAGTCAAGCCTTATATAAGAGCAACCTGCAACCCAGACCCCGATAGTTGGGTAGCGTTTTTCATATCGTGGTGGATTGACCAGGATACAGGCTTTGCAATACCAGAGCGTTCTGGAATAATCCGTTATTTTGTAAGGATAAATAATATAATTAGATGGGATGACAGTGTTGGGGCATTATGGGAACAAGTGAAAAACGAAATACCAGAAGAAGATTACCATCCTCAGAGCTTTACATTTATTGCAGCTAAACTAGACGATAATCCAGCCCTAACTGAGAAAGATCCAGGATACAAGGGTCGTCTTATGGCTCTGGATATGGTTGAAAGGGACCGGCTGTTAGGTGGCAATTGGAAAATAAGATATCAAGCCGGAACAATGTTCAGGGAAGAATGGTTCACTCAGAATATAATAGACGTTTCTGAAATCCCCTGCAATCCTCTGGATCTACATTATATCAGATGGTGGGACGCGGCGGCCACCGCGCAGAGCAAGGACTCTAATAACCCGGACTGGTGCTCGGGTCTATTAATGGGTGAATTCAAAGGTAGATTCTATATTTTTGATGTAAATCATTTCCGAGAAACACCCGCGGGCGTTTACAGAAAAATGGAGTCTACCCGGGATATTGATGGTAAAAAAGTCACAATCGGAATGGAGCAAGAGCCTGGGTCGGCATCGGTTCGAGAAATTGACACTCTCAAAACTACAATGTTCTCAGGTTACTCTTTTCACAGTGAAACAAGCTCGGGTAGTAAAATAATCAGGGCCAAATTACTTTCGTCTGCTTGTGAGAATGGGTTAGTTTATCTTATCCGCGGTCACTGGAACCGTGAATTTATTCAGGAACTTGTTAATTTTCCAGATCCCAAATGGCACGATGATCAAGCTGATTCAGCTTCCGCTTCGTTTAATTATTTATCGAGTCGTAAAGGTATGAATAATTTCAGTCTATCAAGTATTGCAACAACGATAAGCCGGTAATCTTCCCCTTTAATACATACATTTTTATCTAAAAACTACATATTTTATCTAGTTCACATTGTTAACATTTAAACGCGAGGAACAAATGTCTACACTAAACGCCGCTGCTCCGACTCCACGAAATCAAGGTTTTAAACTAGCTGCCGCCGCTGGAGTACTGGGGAAAAAAGAAAACCCGGCTAATTTTGGAGATTATGTTAATTTTGATACTACAAATCGCTTCAATCGTTACCCGCAACTTATTAAAAGCACCCCTTATGCTTCGATTGGCCTCAAGAAACTTAAGACTTCTTTGACAAAAGGACTGGATTTTGACGGTGACTCGCAGCAAGATGTCGATGAATTTAGAGCATGGTCCAAGAAAACGAATTTCATCGGTCAGGCTCAGACAGTAGCCGGTAACCTTTATAGAGATGGCATTTTTGCGGGGATTTGTAGCGGGAATGTTGACAAACTTAAACTAAGGCCTCTACTCATGGGCTACACTACGATCCTTCCTGACGGTGTTACATCCGGCTCTAGCCCTGGGATTATTATGCAGCCGGAGGCAGCACAGTTTATCGTCAATGAGGGGGGAACTGGTCAACTAAAAGAAACTCCGTATCCCGCTGAAAATGTGGTTTATGGGGTAATCGACGAGTGGGATTCGATCCAAGAGGATCTTAGATTGCGGCTTACATGCGGACTGTATGGGGAAAGTATGGTCGATCCTATAGAACTTTCGATTCGTTATCTCCACATTATCAATCAGGGATATGTAGAGTACGTAAGAAAATACGGTATGGGTCGTTACTCTTATTCATTTCCGTTAATGGAACAGATGGTCGAAAAGGGACTCATAAACTGGGATCAGTTTCAGGTCGAAATTACAAACTGGATGGAGAAAAACCAGTACCTCCGCCAAAACGAGGACCTCGTGGGTGTCGTCAAGGCAACGCCTGTCGATGCTATGGGAAGTCTCGATGTCATGCAGTTTAAGAAGGCTCTAGAGACTGACATTCAGTTAGGACTTTTACAGTCTGATATTTCGATGGGTGACTCAAAGGGCAGCACATATGCCGCGGGTTATGTTTCTGAAAATGCTCGAATGGTTGTTCTCGATTGTCTTCAAAAAACCGAGATCAATGTTTTACAAGATTATATCGATAAACGGTTAGTTCTCCTAGGAAAAACGCCTGGGTCAATACAAGTCATTGTCGATGAATTGAGTCTGCCACAGATGGCAGCATCCGAAGTGCTGGAATGGGCGAATACCGGAATCATACAAAATGATGAAGCTCGAGAATGGGCAGGTTTCCCCACATCAATAACGAGCAAGTGGCACGAAGTGGCATAAAATGAGTAAATGATGGAGAATTGAACATGGTTGTTATTACAGCAGCAAATCTGAAAATGTACCAAGGGACCGTATGGGCAGAAGGAACAACGCACGGCGGGGCTATCAATACATCCGCTGAAATCGCGGCAAGCGGTGATCAGATAATATTTGACGACGTAACCGACGCACAAAGAGTATCGGGCGTGACAGAATATCGCAAAGTGTTTTTCCGAAACGAAAATGCAGATCCCGTCAGTCTAAAAATCTGCATTTCTCAAAACTACACGGCTTCAAATGAAACAATATCAATTGCGCTCGCGGCCACTGCATCAGACGTACAAACTGCGGCTACCGCTTATTCATATAGTACACCTTCTACCGTGGCAACCGGGTTAGATTTAGGCGCACTTGGAAATAATGCTTCGCAAGGCGTCTGGATTAAACGTGTTGTGTCTGTGGGGGGTAATGGGTATGCGGTAGACACCATGGCTTTACAAATCGGGATGTACTGATTATGTACAGTGCTACTCTATTATACGCAGTTGAAAATAAAGATAATCCAGATCAAATTTCGGTTACTGTGGAATATAGTAACAGTGACAAAACGTTTAGTCGCCAGTACGATTGGATTTCAAATACTGTCAATGAAAAAACAATTGACTTGACAATAAAAGACGAACTCATTAAAATGAATATTGATACTCTAACTATTTTGGAAATTATGCAACCTAGGATCGGTGACAAACATTCGCTTGTAATTGCATCTGATAAAACGGTTACGGTAAAAATCGAGAAAGTTGCGCCAATTAAAACCGGGTGATGCTCATGACCATTAAATACTGCGATTATATAAACGGACTCGATACTAATGCTGGAAATTATAATACCCCATGCAAAACAATAACACAAGCGTCCATTGGATTGACCGGTGGCGATGAGGTCCGTGTCGCAAAAAGCCCGGAACCGATTAGTCTAACCGGAACTCTTGCATTTACAGCAGGGAGTACTACGGTTACAGGCACGGGCACAATATTCACAACAGAACTTGTAATCGGGGATTTTATAATAGGCGGTGACGGTCACTGGTATGAAGTTGTTACACGAACAAATGATACATCGGTGGTGCTTTACCAGAAATACTCAGGCGTGACCCAAAGCGGTCTATCTTCTCAAAAACTCGGTGTTACGAGCACAGGCGCCGCGTCTGCATCGGCTACCACTATTCAGGCGGTTAGTGCTTCTGGGACATCGGCGGCTCAGTTGGTGATATCGGGCGGATGGGATTTATCCACTCAAAGTGTAACATGGCATACGTTTTTTAGACAGATGCACAGCACTTTTGCTAATCGGTACGGAAGCGGGTTATATGTAGCTCGAAATTATACAACCGTTAGCAATTTGGGATTTCTACGCTATAATTACGGCATTTATTACTTTACCGCCTCAAATAACAATATTGCAGAATCGTGCACGTGCAACAGTAATTCCAGCGGTATTTACTATCTCACTTCACCCCTAAACGCTGCAATATCCTGTATATGTAATTGCAATTCTACGGGTATTTACTATGTAGCTGGCCAAAATAATATCGCAACATCCTGTACATGCAATAGTAATTATTTTTATGGTGTTTACAGTACAGTTGCCCATAATAATATTTTAACTTCATGCGTATGTAATTATAATTCGTGGTACGGTTTTTACGTTTCCGCTTCCGCTAATAACATTGCAACATCATGCACATTTAATAATAATTTCAGTTGCGGCATTTATTACCTCAATTCATCGAATAACACTGTATCATCCTGTACATGCAACAATAACACGTCTTACGGCGTTTGCTCCGACTTATCGACTCTCACTTATATAAATAATTATCAGTCGACATCTAATCAGTCGACATCTATAGTGGTTATGGCTGCAAAAACATATTCCGAAATACCCGCGGTATGTGTGCAACGTTACAATAATACTTCTGGCAATCATCGCTGTTATTATGAGTATGGCGTTACATACCGTAACACTGCAGATGCTAGAAGTGGCGAATGCTTGGAATATGACCCTACATCTCTAATATATTACATAAAACAATCATTTTATTTTGCGGCTAATAGTGGGGTTGACAAAACACTGTCCGCTTATGTCAAAGCGTCAACTGTTTTCAATGGTGATGTGAGTGGCGCTATATTTTTCATGGGTATAGCAATAACGGAATGGTCAGATATTACCCCTACCGGTTATGATGCATATGAACAGAAGTCACTAGTTGCAAATGCTGCGGACATCATTGAAGATGGTGTATTAGAACTTCAGATAAAAGTTAGAGGCGATGCGGGCAGCGTATATGTAGATGATTTTTCAGCCGCGTGATGTGAAAATGTGAACGGGAGTTTAAAATACTGGATTAACGGTCGTCCGATTATACCCGATGCGGGGGGCGATTTAAAGTATTGGAGTCGTGGGTCACCGTTTGGTGTATATGTCACGGAGCAAGAGACCGTAACAAAAGACTTCACCTCCTCTAATGATATTCAAACATTCGATGTGTTTTCATCCAGTAATGATATTGGATTGCAAAAACCATTTGCAAGTATAAATGATATTCGAACATCGGGCGCATTTCTATCTAGCAACGATATTAAATTACTGAAAATATTATCAAGTGCAAATGATATTCGAATATTGAAAGTATTTTTATCAAGTGGCGATATTCAATTACAGAAAATACGGTCAAGCGCCAATGATATTTTATTGAGAAGTGTATTTTCAAGTGATTCTGGTATCAATCTTGCAAAAATCCTTACTTCTTCCAACAACATCAACTTATCAAAGTTGTTCATATCATCAAATGCAATACCTGCAGCATTATTAAATAAAACATTTTCAAGTACAACTGACATTCGGACATCAAAAAGATTTGCGTTTAGTAACGACATTCGATTACTTAGAAGATTGGCAAGTACAAATGATATTCGAACAACGAAAGTATTTTTATCTATTAACGATATTGGATTACAAAAAACATTCACATGTATAAATGATATTCGAATATCGAAAGTGTTTTTATCGAGTAACGGTATTCGAATATCAAAAGTGTTTACGTTTAGTAATGATATCCGATTGCAAAAAACATTCACCGGTACAAATGGTATAATTTGTGTAAGTGGGAGAGATTTCAAATATCCATTAACTTATACTGTTTATCAAAAATCAAGAACGGCGACTATCTACCAAAAATCAAGAACGGCAACTATCTATCGAAAATCAAGAACTGTAACATTTGTGTGAGGGAAAATATGGTTGACATACAATTAGGGCAGGGCGATTCCGATAATATTCCTGTAATTCTTATTGAGGCTGGGACTGGCTCAGATCTTACGGGAGCTGTTGTAAAATTAATACTCGCTGATTTAGCAGGATCTTTTAAGTTTGAAATCACATGCTCGGAAGGTATTCGAGATCCTAACACGGATGAAATTGTTACTGAGTTCTCAGCAGGCGGTATTACAGTTCCTATTGCAGGCACACACACCGTGGATGATGGTTATTTATATGGGGAATTTATAGTTACCATCGGTAATCGACAGGTAACTTTCTTAAATGGCAACAATTATTTTGTAATGAATGTCATAAAGAAACTTGAAAATTAGGTTTTTGAATGTTACTCGATTCAAAAGAGATTCTTAAAATCGAATCTCGTTTCTCCTCGCTTATTGAACGTACTTTCTTCAAAGGTACCCTCGGTCATCGAGCTCCGGAATTCAATAACTATGTTTCGACGTGGTTCAAATCTAAAACCTTTGAAAAACAGATTGACTCTATCATAGACGACGCCTGTCTTTTTTCAGCCGATTTCACGGACAACCAAATTAAGATGTCACGAACCCCCGGTCCACGGAGAAGCCCACAGCGCCCAAAACTTAGTGCGGCAGATAATACTCCCCTCCCAATTACCGAAGAAGTCGTAGCCCAGGCCGAAGGTCTCGCCGTTGAGGTAACGGACGCGATTGTTACTATGCTCAAGGACGAAGGACTTTATCGGGCAGCACCTGCGGCTTTAGAACGGCGGGTAAGGGATTTGTGGGACGGTGATAAATACAGGGCAACGCGTTTTGTAAGGACATTCATCGCCGATGTAGCGACGAACACGGCTGTTCACCGTTATAAACAGAATGAAGTAGATATGCAGTTTTACGCGAAGATTGACGGGAGAACGTCACCACAATGTAGACTCATGCATGGCGCGATTTTTAAGTTTGATTCTCCTGAAATAAGTTTATACCGTTGCCCCCTCCATCATTTTTGTAGGTCTGCTCTGATAGCATACCCTTCCTCTCTCGAAATGGATCAGAACATGCTCTTTAAAAACCGCGACTTCTCCAAGCAGATGAACCAGAATTTTTCTTTTTCTGAAAATGAAGTAGATTCAAAAGTTATTAAAAAGGTATTCAAGGATATTGGCACTTTCAATGAGAAATATCGGATTAGTCAGTTTATTCTGGACGCTGATATAGAAAAAAGGTTAATGAAGTTAGGAGTCGGTATTTCAAGTTAAATTAATTTATATCAAATTTCATATCTTTTTTTAACCGACAGGTGTGTATTTTTCACACACCAACACAAATAAATATAACAAGTTCGTGTATAATGTGCTTATTGTATATTTTTAGTTAAACTACAGGAGCTAAACAATGCAAATTAGAGTAGTGTCCCACAGAGATGAAATACCATCCTTAAACCCGAGAGAATTTATAATCCATCTTGCCTTTAGACCAACTAATGTGGATATCCTGAACTTAGTAAATGCCTGCCCGAAAATAGAAGCTGTTCAAGTTCCTCCTTCCTATATCGGTTCAGTCTCGCGGTTCAGTATAATGTACCTTGGCGCGCGAAGAATTCAGCTTATTGAAGGAACGGTATGGGGTCATAGAAAGGACTTATGTGAATATTATACGATCCCTCCCTCAGTGACAATTCGAATTCAAGAAATGAGAGGGCTTGGCGCCACCGCTGGGGTAATCGGAGAAAAACTAAAGAACGAATTTCGGATGGATGCTGGAATGATTGGATTTTTAGTTAGTAAAAATTAAATTTATATTTTTTTCTTTTTTTGTTCACGTTTTTGAAGGAAGTGAGCTCTCATGCTTTCGTTTTTAGATGTTGACGATATATTAATCATATATAACAGTGTTAACAATGTAAAACGAAAATATAGTAAATCGTGTATGATGTGAAAGATACGTATCGGAGAGAAACAATGGATGTTAAAAAAACATACGGCTGGAAAAGAGATTTACCAGATCAACGAGATTTCGTTTTTAAAATAACGCGTACGGCTTCACTTCCCGCCTCCGTTGATCTCCGGTCAGGGTGTAGTGCAGTTGAGGACCAGGGCAACCTCGGAAGCTGCACAAGCCAGGCGACAGTCGGGGCATTGGAATACCTAGGCATCAAAGACGGCGTAACATTCCAGGATTTAAGCAGGCTCTATGTTTATTATAACACGAGGGTGATTGAAAATTGTGTTCGATACGACGATGGTGCAAGTATAAGAAACACGATAAAGGCACTTGCTAAACAAGGGGCATGTAAAGAAACGATCTGGCCATATGTTATAAAACAATTCAAGATTAAACCCGGTACTGATTGTTACACTGATGGCGCAAAACGAATAATCATCGAGTATTCCAGGTTATTAACTCTCAATGATATGAAACACGCATTAGCAGACGGTTTTCCTTTTGTATGTGGGATATCCTTGTACACATCCTTCGAATCTGCGAAGGTTGAAAAAATGGGTATAGTTAATATGCCAGGTGCCAGAGAATCAATGATAGGCGGACACGCAATTATGGTCGTGGGTTATGATGATAAAACAAGTAGGTTTATTGTCCGTAATTCCTGGGGCACAGATTGGGGTCAGAAAGGATATTTCACAATTCCATATACATATATAACGAGTTTAGGCGACGATTTTTGGGTCATTCGCACAGGTAAAGGATTATAATTTTAATATTTCTCCAAATAATTATATATCGTATTCGTATATCATTATACGAATGATATAGTATATTTTAACAGGCGATTCTAAACAATGGAGCTTCCCCGAAATGAAAACAGTAACTGTTCCATCTAGCATAGACGATAGTATAAAATTACAGAAGTTAATAGACTCAACAGGCAATACTCCATCTGAATTTATATTTCCAGATGGCGACATCGAAATTAAATCGCTTTTACGACTGTACAACTTCACCAAGTGGAATGGAGCAAATTTTCATCTGATGGATAATGCCCCCCTCAGCCCATTTGCGGCGCAGGTTCCTCTTATTGGATCAAAGTATAAAACTGGGATTACGGGATTGGAGTTTTGTAATATAAAATTCGATGGGCATTATAGTACACAAAAATATTCAACTGCGAGCGCCGGCACCGATCATGGAAAGGGATATCATAATTTCATCGGGTTGGGTGATGTTGCAAACCCCATATTTTCAAATGTTACAAATTGCTCTTTTCATGATATCATAGCCGGATATAATCAAGGAGATGAGATCCGGGTCGAAGGCGGGAGCAATATAAGGGTATGGAATATTAAAAGTAAACTATGCGGACATGACATAATACATGGGAACTGCATACAAGATTCTGAAATATTCAATTGTAATGTTAATACACATTCTAACAACTTCTTAAGACTGCGGTCTTCCAACCACGTTAGGGTCCATGACAATATTATGGATGGAACTGGTACATATGCTCCACCTATGCAAGTTGAATCTATAAATAAAAACAAGGCATCGTCTGATATTTTTATTTATAATAATGTCATGAAGAACGCGCTTGGTCCAGGCATACAGATCATTGGCACGGTCCCATATAATTCAGGAATCACAATAAAGAACAATCTGATTTATAATTGTGGTTTGATGCCCGCTGCGAATAAACTTACAAATGTCCCAGGGATCGCTTTTGATGGGTTCGATAACGTTTTAATTGAAAATAACACTATAGATAAATGTAGAAGCTATGGGATTTTAGCAGGGCCATATAATTTATCCTCGACATATAAGGGAAAAGCAACCATCCGACGAAACATTGTGACAAGTACGAAAGTTGCATATACTCCAGGCCCGATGTCGGGCTGCGGAATCGCCGATTTAACAGGTGGACGGTATTCCATAACCTCCGAGGAAAACTGCCTTTATGGCAATTTGACGAACTACTACAAGATCACAAGTTCCGGAGACGTGAAGCTAAATCCTCTCTATGTCGCAAACAGTGACTACCACTTACAAAGCACCGGTGGGCATTATTCATCGGGGGGCGTGGTATGTGATTCAACCACCTCTCCTTGTGTCCTACGGGACTATGAACTCGGGTGTTATAGTGGATGCTCCGAAGCTTCTTTTTTTCCCCCGGGTGAACTCCCGTGCGAGCTTCCTGCAATTGTCATCCCTAAAAAAGATGAAACGGATTTGAGGAACTTTTATACCGCTTTGCTGGAAAGTGGACTTTTAGAAAAGGGAGACAGGGTAGAATTCATTCACGTCTCAACAGATTTCAAGGTGTGACAATGTGTCCAGTCCACACCCTATTTGAGATTGAAAAATTGCAGCATGAGATCGTAACAATCTCTTTGAAAAAACACTGTCGGACATGCGGTGATATGGAAATCGATAATGATTTTGGACTATATGGAACCTGTAGGAAAACGGGGAAACTTCATGCTCTTGATTATATTTGTACATTCTAATTGTCAAAAACATGTATAAAACGAGGCAACAATTATGGCAATTAATTTTGTGGTAATGAATGAATGGATGACGTTTTTTATTGGTGCGCTGGTCGCAATCGTGACGGCGTATACTACCATGAGAGCACAGGGAAAAATTGCATATCCCGTGGCTTGGGTTGAAGCAGGAAAGGCAAAAATCGCCGATGGTGAAGAACAGATAAAACGACTCAGTGAAAAAAATATAATCACTCAGCATGTCCTAGCATCCGCGGGTAATATATCCACACAAGAACTTAGTGTGATTTTGGCATTTGCAGCAGCCCGAGCGAATCAAGACGGTGGGTATACCATGAAAGATGCTCAGGACGTTGGGATAATGCTAGTCGAGGCTGCAAAAAGCAAATAAGAGATGCAACATGACAGATGTCACCATCGATATAGAAGCCCTTGGATCAGTTATTACCGGGTTGGTGTCGGTTATCGTTGCGGTTTACAGTTATCTCAAAGCCAAAGGTTATATCGAGACATGGAGATCAAAACTCGCAATTACATCCGCTGTTTCTGATGAGCTCCAGCACACCCAGGATGGAAATGCACTTGCGAAACTCAAACTTTCGGATGATGTCCTTCATATATTACAGATACACGCGTCCGATGAAACCGGGTTGATAGACCCGAGCAAACTTGTGCAAGTTCTTGACAACTACCAACGTATTCACGAACTCGTGACACTGAAACGTGTCATGACTGTGCAGGAACAGAACGAAGTGTGTGGGATAGTATTTGGGATACTGGGCGATTACCCAAAGCAAACTGGACAAACGGAACCGGTTGAATTGAAAAAATAGACGCATATTTTAATACATTCACGGTGTTAACGGCGTGAAATTCGTATATATATATTTTAATACGTTCACGGTGTTAACATTATGGATATAAGCATGCATTATTTGCAATTGTACATCAACAATCGAGGTTAATCAAATGAAAAATATCATAGTATCGCCAGGTCAATCAATTAACAGTTCGATTTCATCTGCTCAGTCGGGCGATGTAGTCTCTCTTAGTTCTGGGACTCACTCACTGACATCTGAAAAAATCACAATGAAAAGCGGTATCCACCTTATCGGAGACAGTTCCGGGAATACAATCCTCAGAGCGGGACCGAATACAGGCGGCTCCGTTTCCGGTCAAACTTCAGATGGTTGGATATATTGTTCGGGGCTGACCGACATCGAGATAAGCAATATTACTTTCACTAGTTCGGCAAGCGGAACAAATGACGGCGGGAAGGGCGAGACTCGAAATTGTATACTTTTAAAGGGATGCAGTAACGTCAAGATCCACGACAACAAAGTAATCAAGTATGTTTACAATGACTTTGTGAAATGTCACAGTGGCAATAATGTCCAGGTGTATAACAACTCTGGACAATGCGGTCACGATTTTGTAGAATTCCTGTCGAGTACGAAGAACAGTAGGGCTTATGGTAATAATATCGTAGTCCAGACCAATACGGGTATCCGAGCAGACGGAGCTTCGAACATTGAACTCGATCACAATACCCTTACAGGCGCCGGCGGAACAGGTTGGTGCCTCCTGGAAATGGAGAGCGCGCTCTCTAATATCAACATCCATCATAATATATGCCACGATTACAGGGGATCCTCGGGTAGTTATGTCGTTGCTCCTGTGCATGCTTCGGGTTCTGTCTCGGTTCATGATAATATAATCTGGGCATGCGGATCAATTGGGTACGGCACAACTGCAAACAATACAATTAATCCAACGGATCATAGTATTGCGAATTGGGTAGCGAAAGGGTACGGGGCAGGCGCATCCGGTAGTGTGGTGCCCCCTGTAGTAATTCCCGTTACACCACCCGTTACACCCGTTACCCCACCTATTTTCCCCTCCGTTGTATCTGTTACATTTAGCGGAACGGGACAGTTCGTATGTGCTGCAAGTGGAAAGATTGCAAACAGCGATCAGATAGTGGTGAATAAGGCGCTGGTATATGCAAAAGAGAATAATATTCCAGAGGTTAGGTTAAACGGGCCTCATTCATATTATATTAATTCATTGATTATAAAACAGGAAGGGGTGATGTTGTCAGGCGTTAAAGGTGCTCAGATAATATGGAACTTCTGAAATATTAAGTGTGCTTATTTTTCAACCCACTTCTTTTTTAACCCCTTCAATTCATCCGATTCTGGTTCTTCTCCATAAATACATCTTTTAACATCGATACTCAACAGAAGAGATCTTCGAAGTGCTGAGTTATAAGTATCTCGCGTTGTTCCAGCATCCCCTATTAACTCCCAAACATCTTGGTCAATTCGGATTGGTTTGGTTTTCATCGGCGATACACCACGTTCCGATAGTATATAAAAGCTGTTACGGATGCTTACAACGTTACGTTTATGTACTTTACAGCAATAATGTTAGTCCACGAAATTGGATCAACAAGACTAAAACCGGAGCTGTAAAATACGATTCGAAGAAAAGGATCACCTGTTAGATTCTTGCAAACTGAAAACGTGCTTTCCCAAGTGTTTTTTCACGCAGGCCTGGCAGGGATCGCTGCCGTCACTCTTTTTTTGGCATTCGTGCCCTGTGTAACAGGGGCATCAACTGTCATGGTATCACCCAGTCAATCCATTAATGACGCGATTTCGTCGGCTCAGCTCGGTGATACCGTTTGCCTGACGTCTGGCACATATCAACTAGTTGATAAAATCATAATGAAAAGTGGTATCCACCTAACTGGGGAAAGTGCAGCAAACACAATTATAAGAGCTGGGCCAGACACCGGTGGTTCCGTCAGTGGGAAAACATCGGATGGTTGGATATACTGTAAGGGGCTTACCGACATTGAGATAAGCAATCTTACTTTCACGAGTACGGCAAGCAGTACAAAGGACGGCGGTCTAGGAGAGACTAGAAATTGTATCCTCCTCAGTGGATGTACAAATGTCAAGATCCACGACAACCAGATCATAAAATACGTTTATAATGATTTTGTGAAATGTCACAGCGGAAATAATATCCAGGTGTATGATAATTCAGGGCAATGTGGGCATGACTTTGTAGAGTTTCTATCCGAAACAAAGAATAGTCGGGCTTATAATAATAACATTGTAGTCCAGACGAATACCGGAGTACGTTGCGATGGCGCTTCAAACATTGAGTTAGATCATAATACACTGACGGGCGCGGGCGGTACTGGTTGGTGCCTCCTGGAAATGGAAAACTCGCTCTCAAATATCAATATCCATCATAACATAATGCATGATTTCAAAGGTTCGTCTAATAGTTATGCTGTCGCTCCGGTGACCGTTTCTGGTTCGGTTAGTGTCAATAATAATGTTCTGTGGGGTGTCGGATCAATCGCTTACGGCACAACTAAGGATAATAATATCGATCCAGCAGACCGCAGTATTCCATCGTGGGTAGCAAAAGGATATGGGGCGGGGTCATCGGGTACTGTAGCTCCATCACTCATACCTCCTACTGCGCCGCAAGTTGTGATCACCCCACCCATAACAACTAATCCTCCACCCATAACAACTAATCCCACGCCCATAACAACTAATCCCACACCCGAACCCGCTGGCGGTACAATGGTTTCCCCTACTGGTTCAAACTCGGATCAAACTGTAATAAATAACGCGCTTGAGGCTGTTCACAATTCGGGTGGCGGAAAAGTGTATCTTAATGCGGGAACTTACAAAGTAGACAACACGGTCGTTATTTGGTCAAATACCATCTTAACCGGGTCTCCGGATGCCATTATTATGGTTTCTCCGACCTCTTCGCAGTGGTTTACAGGTTCGACCGGAATTATAAGCTGTAAAGAAACAGTGAAAAACGTTGAGATTTCTGGATTTCAGATCAATGGAAACTTAGGAGCTCTTCCTGCAAGTTATGCAAATTCACCAGGTCATGATAAAGATTGCATGAGATGCATAATACTGCATGGAAATTCCGGAGATTATGCAGATAACATAAAAATCCATGATATGAAACTTTACGACTCGTTCAGTGACGGGATGTATATATATTACGCAAAAAATGTCAAAGTCTATAATAATTTCATCTCAAATACACAGCACGAGGGCATTTTCTTATCGGTTGTTATAGGTGGAGAAATCTATAATAATAAAATAGCGGGTATAACATCGGATTGTCTCAGGCTTGATAATAGCATTAATTGCAGGGTCTATGATAATGTGTTCTTCTCATATGATGGAACAAACCTAAATGGGGCTTACCCGCATGGCGAGAATGGTTTGCAAGTAGGAAATGCAGGTTCTTCCCATGGATATGATGCTAGTAATAAACCAACCGTCACAACCAACATTGAGATTTCAAATAACACGTTCGCCAACAATGGTTTAAAAGCCATCATGCTGGGTTCAGGGTCAGGCAATAACGTTTATGTTCACGATAATAAATTCATAGGTGTTGCTGAACTGAAAACAATGGGTATTCCAGTTGTTGGAAATACGGTTGAAAATGTTTCGGTTGAGAATCCACCAACAAAAGAGATGTCAGAGAAGATCTTCGGATCTATCTTTGATATCCTGAACACCGTTTTCCAGGATTCAGCCATCACCAACCAGACGGACGATCAGATACAGTATTCTGTGCAGAAAACAACATCCGGAAACATAGCAGGCGGAGTAAAGATCATAGGTTTTAGAAACACGGTTTTGATTGACAATATAACCTACATGCAGGACAACAACTCAACCATCGTTAAATCGGAGGCGATCACCACGGCACCCCTTGATTTCTGGAATCAGGGTAATGATAGAGTAGAGAAGACGATAGACGTTAATGTAAAGAATGGGAATGCAACGGCTGTATTAACTGTAAAAGTGAGGCACTATACGACTTCTTTCTCAAAGCAGAATAAAAAGATGGAACGGTCTTATTCCACCTCAACCGCGACCTTTAACGATATCGCAAAAGCCCCAAGCGTCTACCCTACGCCGGGGAACATATCCGGTCTAATAAATATTTATCCTACATATTTCGAGGTATATGTGCCACACACCGGGCTTGTCAAGATAGAGTATGTGTATGGCGACAATACTACCGAACACCGTCTCCTTATCGGTGAGCGGACGAACAAGGATGGTATAGAGTACACGACGTACTCTAATATGGAGGACTGGACCGCTGGTCTAAATCATACCGGGGATTGGGTTAGAGTATATGGCAAGTTTGATAACAGCAAATTAAACGTAACTGCCTGTACCCCCTATGAGGATATCCACGTATCAAATTTTAAGATCACAGACAACGGCGAAATCATGCAGTCGATTGCGTTCTGGTTTTATCCGACAATAGGTTTTCTAGTCGCTTTATATTTACTCGGGGTGTATTACTGGCGTAGGATTTGGTACTAGTCCAACCGCGTCCGTTTCTTTTTTTTCAATGTTTGTGTTTCGCTCGTGTCGCGGCGGGGGTGGGTATACCTCGCGTAAACTCCACAAGCTATTTATACATCCCCTGTGTACTATCTCACTATCTAGTACACACATACTCAACATAAACGAAATGGAGTTTTAAACCATGAAAGTTGAACAAACATTTCAGGCCGCAAAAAAAACCATTCTTGTGGTCTTATCGACAATCTTACTCGCCACGCCTTCGATGGCGGCAATTGATTACGGACAATTCTTCAATCCTGCGACGGCTGTCGGGAAGGTTGCAAGCACCCCCATGGGAGTAGCCCTTGTTAACATTCTTGAGCTCGTTGTGGGTATTGTAGTTCTCGGGGGGGTACTTGCTCTTATGGTAGCCTTTATTAAATTCGTATTTGGGCTCAAGACCGGAGCAGGCGACTCCGCATCGGATGGATACAAAGGGATGGGTGGTATAGCTCTCGGCGGACTCGTGCTTGTGATTTGTATTGCAATGTTCTTTTATTTCCTCGAATACAAACCTTGAGGTGGAGAAATGAAACACTCTATACTCACCCTTTTTTTATTCACCTTGCTGATATGTCAGCCTATAATGGTTCATACTGCCAACGCATCCGCACTTGATGATGGAATAAACATGATAGCGCAGGGAATCGGCAAATATGAACAATTAAAAGCAGAAGAGATGTTGAAGGGAAGTTTAGGTGTTACAATTGCGAATACCAGTGAGATGGACAGTTATACGCCCTCACAAAAATTAGTTTACTCGGTTGCTGCGGCCTCGCAAAACCCATTCGAGCTGGAATGGGTTCAACAGACCTTCGCGACTGAACTAATTTGGTATATGATCATCGGATTACTGATAATTGTAGTCATAGGTGGGCTAAATATTATACAGAAGGCCTTCCCAGAAGAGATGTCCGGCACTTACCAAATGTTTACCGGGCGCGAGGGTTTTTTTGATTACACCGCAACTCTAAAAACGACGATGAAACTTGGTCTAATGCCAATATTAGCACTCCCGATAATTGAAACATTGCTGACGTTGGAACAGGTACTCTCTTCGGGTCTGACACTAGAGTCAATGCAGTTCATTGATACTCCATCCGTTAGTACAGGAGGAATATGGATATTCGAGGCGCTTGCATATGCTTCGTGTAGTTGGTTATTCGCTATACGGATCGAATACATAAACATGTTTGCGGCACACATCCTCATAATAATTCTCCTACTTTGTATCTCGTGGTCAATATCAAAGTACGTTGGTGAGATGTTTATCGCTTGGTTCTTATCGGCGTTGATGATGCGCCCAATATTACTTTGGCTATCCGCCTGGGCAGTGGAGAACATCGCGAGGCAACCAAATGAGGTAATGAAAATATTTGCAACCGAACATACCATGACAATGGTTGTGGTTTTGTCTTTTGTGATTTCACTTGTTCTTGTGCTTTGGCCTGTTGTTATGTTGGTCATTAAGGTGCTTTTCGATTACTTACTAGGGGCTGGATACAAAATTATGAAAGTTTCAAATCAACTTAAAATGTTAAGGAGGCCTTGAACAATGTCCGCCGCTCCGATGTCGGGCAATCGTAATTTTAATCCGACTGTGCTAGGACTGCATCAAAACCAGCAGCTTTTGTTATTCATTCTTGTATTCCCGCTTATGGGATGTTTTATGCTCAGTATATATATGCTGGGATCTCACGTTGGCGTTTATGTGTCCATCGTATTTGGCATCCTTGAGCTATTGTTTTTCTTCGCGGTGGGAAGAAGCACAGCCTCACTATACCAATTTGAAAGAAACCTGAGGTTTATGTGGTCAGTACATCGTGGCACCGACTACATTAATAAATACGGGCATCACGGGATACCGAAGGCCCGAAGTCTTACTCATATCAAAAAAGTACACGCCGGGGGCTATATTGAGTACTTTTTTGACAAGGAAAGGCCACACAATTGGGGGGGAATAATCCACCTAAGTACTTTCACCCCCGAGGATCTCGACGCTTTTAAAGTAAACGTGGAAAGAATGTGTATTGGGCTTCCCGATCATTCGATTATTAAAACAACTCTGAAAGTAAGATCTGATCTGACAGATCATGCCGAGTCAATCCGAAAGGAGCTCGGGAAGGAGGGTCTACCTCAAATCATCCGTGAATCAATGGACGAACACCGTATAATGTGCGAACTCGCTAACGAGAAATCATACGAAAACCATATGTTAGTATTACTCTCATATAATGCATCTCCCGAGGGCGCAATGCATAAATTAGATATAATGATTGAGACAATTACCGAAATATTAGAAGGTATGAAAATCGGCTGTACCAGACTGCAAACCCCCGAGGCAATCGAGGATATGTTCTATGGTGATATTACGTTTAACGTACATGGATTAAGGAGAATGTGACATGGCAAAACAACTAGACACAGTGGGTATCCTAATTGGATATGCGAAGCCGGATGAAAACGCAGGAACTCCAATTATTTTGAATCTTTGCGACTCTAAATATCGGAGTAAGCATCTTGCCATATTCGGTGGTAGTGGATCGGGCATGAGGAGATTATAACATGGCAAAACCACAGTACAAACCACACACCAACGATCATAGATTAACAACCCAGATGGCGCGCAAGGTAAGCAACGCTGTAAAAGGGATAGTATTCCGTTCAAAAGTGTGGTGGGAGACGTTTAGAGATTTTGAATATGAGAGGCTTTTGGAGGCAGAGGCTGCCTTCCTGGCTTGCCCCTCCTCGATTGAGTCTACTGACAATGGTAACTTTTTAAGAATAAATGGAACTCGCCTGTCCCAATTATTCTACATTGCCTCGCCGTCTAAAATCGATCCCGCCGAAAGTGGGATACGAAAGAATGCTGATCCTTTCGTCCTTGATAAGATCATGGAAATTACGGACGATAAGAATATAGATCTGACCCTGACTCAGGTAATCTATAAGATGTCAAGTCTTGAGGATAGTCAGGAGACCGACAGAGAACTCACGAAAATGGATTGGATAAAAGACACGGAGGTTACAACATCGGGCAGGTACTCGCGGAGAATAGATCACTACATCGAGGATATCGAGTCCGCCAGTAAACAAACATATGACGGTACCCACCGACCGTTTAAACAACTTGTCATCGCCCGAGTAGACGGGGACGACGAGCAGAAAGTAGAATTTCATAGTACTCACCTACAGATGATACTTAGAGGACATGGAGTCCTTACAGAAGTACCAAAAGGCGGTCAACTCGAAGCACTTAGATCTAGTTTGATGTCTAATGATATCGTCAAGGGTGCGGTCCTTAAAACAATGTCCGATGTTGTTGCTGCTATGTGGCCAGGGAGGAACCCAAACCAGTGTCTGGACACAGAGGGTATCCTAATCGGATATGCGAAACATGGTGAAAACGCTGGAACTCCAATTTTTTGGAATCCGAACGACTCTAAATATATGAGTAAACATCTTGCCATATTCGGAGGCAGTGGATCAGGCAAGAGCACATTACAGCTTTACATTGACTACAACGCCGTGCTTGCCGGCTGTGACTTTGTACACATATTCCCAAAAGAAGACATGGGAACCTCCGCTATCCGGATGATAGAGGCAATTGATGGGCAATTAATAAAGATTGGTGATAATGGGCAGAACTTTAACCCGCTCATGGTCAATTACAATCCAAAAACGCACGGAAAGGATATCCTAGATCGGAAAAAAGCGTATATTAGACACAAGGAATCAGTCGCGAACTTTGCTAATATCATCATCGGTGAGGGGTTTTCATCCTCAATGTCCGGTGTCTTCAAGAGATCTCTCTCCGAACTGTACGAGAAAGCCGGATTTGTAGATAAGAATGCTACGCCTATCAACTTTGATCAGTGGGACGAAGGTAAGAAATGGCCATCGCTTGGTGATCTCGTGAACAAATGGGAATTGTGGGTTACAGATGATGATAAGAAGAAAGACCGTACCACCCTTAAAGCGCTAATAAACCACTTTACAGACATCAAACAAGGTGAATCATTGAACTGGTTAGATAACCATGATTCATTTAATGCGTCTGGGCGGTTTATCTGTATCGACGTTTCAGACCTGAAAGATAATAAGAGATACCAGGACGCAGTAACTGTCCTACTGGTTGACATTATCAACACTAGGTTAAAATCACCCAATATGGAGGCTTACAAGAAAAAGAATCGAACTATTATCATGCTCGACGAGGGAGCAAACCTTCTTGAAAACCCAGGAATGGAGAGGTATATCAAACGTTGGTTCAGAGAAGCAAGAGCAGGCAAATGTAGTATCATTCTCGACAATCAGGATACTCTTGGTGTGAAAAACATCCTGCCTATCCTGAAAGCAAACACCGACGCGACTATATTCATGTGTAATATGTCTTCTGAAAACATTTCAGAGTTTGGAAAAGATTACCACTTTTCGGAGAAAGATAAAAACTATCTTATGGAACCTCCAGACGGAGACATTCGGAAGTTCCTCTTTGTGATGAATGGATCAAAGATCAAAGGTAGGGTCATTCTGAGTAACACACAGTCAAAAGTTTTCTTTGACAAGGAAATCGAAACACCACTATCAGGCGAGAGCTATTCGAAATGTGGGTATGAGCTATTAGACGGACTAGAGTGGATCAGGGACAAAGGTATAATGTCAGATGATTGGATCTCTGGAATGAGGGACTCCGACCTCTCAGGGTGGACTAGAGTAACAAAGTTGACGCCTCCCGTAGTTGGCATGTCAAAGGTGATTTGGTTTAGAAACGATATCGTAAAGTTAAGTAAGATAAGCGGGGAATCGCCTGACCACTATGCGACCTGTTACCTGCTTGCGGGTGAACTAATCAGGGTCGGTTGTGCAAACGTATGTGTGAATAATTGGGGCGGCCAGGGTAAAGAAGACGCGGATGTTACCTGTGTTACTCCAGACGGACGCCGGCTATGGATGGAATATGAGCATCCAAATTCACATCGTGAAGCTAAGATTGCGGATAAGAAGACCAAACAGATGCGATTCTGTGACGTATGGCGCTGTGTATGCCAACGGAAGAATGAGGCAGTAGTCAAGAAGGCTGTCGGCGAAGACTTCTATATGGTAAGGGGTGAGGCTGTCAAAAACTACCTTCAGCAACTCTCCCGCTCTAATCCGATGAGGTATGATGGAGCGGGGCAACCAACGGAGGCCTTAAACCCCTCCGATTTTGGGGTTACTACCGTAAGTGAAGTATAGTTGTATAATAGCTCTATATTTTTCATCATTTTTTGGTCAGCCGTGAGTGGTATATCGTTTATCACCGCGTCGTGTCGTATGCGTTCCGGATGCATGGGAAACCTATATAAACTTACACAACACTAAGCGAAGTGGTGATTTTTATCAAACGTGTTGCGAAATATGATGATTCTACCTCAACTGGCAAATTTTACGCTTTAGATCTGGATGTCTGGGCGGAAACTGAACACCGCATTACAAGTGACAAGCGTTTAGGCATTGGCAGGGACACCGCCGGAGCAGAAACGGCAATTTTTATTCAAGTCGGGCACGATGGTGAGACTTTTAAGATACATGACGACAATGGGAGAGAGTTTCTGTTTTTCAATCGTCGAAATTGGATTGAATTGAGAAAAATGAAAGGAACTGATAAATATAAGCCAATGTTTGTAAGTGAAAACGGAACGATTTGGATCGGAGAAAGTTTCAAAGGTTGCAACATCCGAGTATTTACTAAGTTGGAGTGAAAAAAAATGACCTTTAATTATATTATAAAAGGTGTAAGAGTAACACCGTTACATATATTCGCAATACTCGCGCTTCTCACGCTTGGGGGGGCCGCTGCTATTTTAAACCAACCTGCGGCAACTTTTCCAATCGGTAGTCACGACAATAATCCGATACTGGACTCCGCCTCATATGGTCAGCCTTCTGACTTTAGAGACCAAAGATTAGCCGAGGCTCAGGGGGTCGATAATATAGTTAATAACGTTCTAAGTGGTGCAGTTAAACCCGGAGATGGAAGTCACCGGTTATTCGAGATTGAATTTTATGCTAAGAGCGATATTGACATGTCACCCGAGGACACTGCAACCAATGTTAAATATGTTGACTTCGTGATGTCTTCCGAGGATGTTATCAATTCATATATGTATAAAACAGGCAATGTTGACGAAATGCGAGCTTTAACTAAAGAAAAAAGAGATAAAATTTAAAAGATGCCATTTGATTTTTGAGTCATCGCTTCCATTTCCTGCCCGGTCTTCCAATATTCGATAAGTGTGGAAACTACATCCTCGAAAGAATCCCCGGCTCGCCCTAAATTTCTTAATTTCTCTTTTGTTGTGATTGTTATTCGTATATGTTCAGTTGCCCATTCTTTTTCCATAATTTAAAACGGCATTGTACGTATATCAAGTTAACGGCGTGACCATATATAATAGACTTACAAATCGTTGGTGGAAGGCAACCAAAGGTATTTAAATATTCACAGTGTTAACAATATAACATGACTGTTTTTATTGAGGGACCCGCTCTCCCATTGGATATTAAAAATGTCAATGGTTGGGGAGTCCATACTTCCGACGCGGGTGCGGCTGTCTCTTCTCTCAAATCGTCTGTCATCCGTGTATGCGCACGTGATAGTCCGCACGGATGCGACATTTCAGAAGACCCGAATCGAGAGATCGGGCACATCGTTGATGCGTGGCAACAGAACGGCGTGGTAATGACAAAAGCTGCGATTACGGATACAGTCGCGAAACAGAAGATCCAGGATGGGACGTGGGGGAATAAATGGTCGGTATACGCTCCGAATTATGACTCGTTAAACGACGGGTGGGCTAAAGGAATAAATATAAAATCTCTTACACTTGTTCAAAATCCTGCATGGGCCGATGCTCATTATGATTTATCGGCATCCGCAGACGGGAAATATGAATTGAGAAACGTTTCAGATTTTACAATAATCACATCACATAAACCAGAAGGTGAAATAATCACGAAAGAACTCGAAGATAAAAACACAAATATCGAAACACCACTTTCAGCCGCTGCCAAAACATGCGTAGAGCAGTTGGCGGAAATGACTCTGTTGATGGATGGAATGAAAAAAAAGTCATCCATGCAGGCATCTACAATCGAAGAACTTACAGCTTCGAAGGCAACTCTTGAAAAAGAAATAGGTGATAAAACAACGTTAATCGCATCGCTCGAAACGAAGGCAGCTGGATCTATGACAATTGAACAAGCCGAAAAATGGTTTGATATCAAAATGACGCAAGTGAAAGAAGCAGACAACCTTTCGGCTGCTAGAGACAGATTCATTGCAGCCAGGCAGGGAATTGGGGAAGAAGACACAAACATGGATGAATATTCAGCACTGACAGCTTCCGCACTTGATAAAATAACCGGAACCTACCGGAAACTTTCGGTAAGTGAACCAGGAAGTGGGCCTGCTCCTAAATATCCAGATACCCCAGCCGGCGGAACTGTTGGAAACTGTAACGCTGGACCCGGAGAGTGGAAAGTATGACATTTGGATTTGTAAAACCTTTAAATTCTATAGTAGTGGATGATAACAGCGGCGGGAGAAAACCGCTTATTCAGGGCCTTAAAGTTGAGGTTGCTGCAAACATGTATCCTGGCCGTCTTGTTATTAAAGGAACAAATGACGACGACGCCGTAGTGTCGGGTGCTTCTGGACTCATAACCGGGTGGCTTGGCTATGAACAGGCGGATCCTAATTTTCAGCCCGTTGATGTTGACACCCTTTACGCCGCAAACGATACTGCCCCGGTTTTGTATGGCAGTGGTTTTGTTCTCGTCGCATCTCTTGCTGCAACTCAGACAATAGTGAAAGGCGATCGTCTTAGCGCTGGGGCGTTAGGTCAGGTCGTTAAGACGGTCTCCCCGGCCGTTATTGTAGGCGTCGCAATGGAAACCGTTACAACCACCGGCAGCGCGGCTGATATCATGGTACTTAGTTTGATCTGAGGTGGGAAAAATGGTAACCGCAATAGCAACTTTTTCAAAGAAACTTGATCAAAAATTGGTCGATCCCCTCCGAAATGTACTGAAGGGTCGTAAACTGGTATATGTGACCTCTCCACAGGGCTTCGGTGTCTCATCGGTGGACTGGGGAACAATTACCGACGTATCGGATGGTATGGTATCATATGGATTCCGCGGTGGAGTCCAGGACACAATCGGAGTCAATCTCCAAAATTCAAAAGTTCCGGTCTATTGGAAAGATTACGTGGTAGACCGCAGACTATTCGAAAGCTGGCAGGGCAACGGGATTAATATTGACGCCGCAAGTGCAATCGCAGCCGCGTACAAAGCAGCTAAGGCTGAGGATACCGCAATCATTATGGGTGTGTCAAACGATGGCACGAACTATGATATAAACGGATTATATAAATCTGCAGGGAATAACGAATCTACCGCCGCAGACTTTGCAACATTCGGAATGGCTACAACAAAACTGGGTCTTGCATTTCAAATGATGGATGATGATGGGATTCCCGTTGACTCACTTGCGTTTAACTGGGCACTTTCGTCTGTTCAGTACAGACAGTTGATGGCAAGTAGGTCAGCAAATGGAGTCAGAGAACTGCCTGATGTAATTGATATGCTCAATGGTGGATCTTTGTATTCGATGGGTACTATCCTTACAGCAGGTACAGGAATGCTCCTTCCAACTCCCGCAGTGGGAGAACCTTACATAGACTTCTACCTGACCTCCGATTTTAAGACCGAGCATGGTTTTGACAGCAATCATCCAGACACTGGAGATCTGACTGGACGTGTTTATAGTGCTGGTATCCTGAGAGTAAAACAGGCCAACGCCATCACCGCAACAACTGGAATTTAAGGGGGTTGATTCAATGGTCAAAGTAAAAGTGATATTGGGTAAAATTGCAGTCGGTGTCGTCGGAAACAAGGACGCCGGTATAAAAGAAGAGGAGACCCGTGTCTATCGGAGAGGGGACATTTTTGACTGCCCCGAAGATCGACTGGACGCCGTCTCTAGTAGTAACCAGATCGAGATACTCGAAAAACCGAAGTCACTGGAACACGCCAACGTCTACGGGGCCACAGATCGCAACCCGGCTGAAACAACCGTAAAATCACAACCCGCGGCCCAGTCTCCCGTGAAAAAGTAAGGTGGTTTCGTGGCTCTATGTACCGTTGCCGATGTTCGAATACATGCAAATCCCGCGTCAGTTAGTGACCTCGAAATAACAGGTATAATTGCAAGTGTCACTACTGGAGTACTTACAAAATCTGGAGCTATAAATGCTTCTATACCATCGATATATCAGGCAATCGTTCACGGGGCCGCAGCCGTCACACTGAAAAGAGCGAGAGTAAACGGTGAGTTGGCTTCAAGTGTTGAAACGCCAGAAAGTAAGATTCAGAATCCCGATATCAAAGAGGAAATAAAATACCACGAAGAAGAAAGCAATTTTTATCTCCAAATATATAGAATGTCTTCTTTCTCTTCTTCTGGTTTCTCTCCTTCTGGTAGAATGGGCTATAAAACGGTTAACAATATGGAGTGACATGTTTTTCCCTTCGACGGTGACACTCAGACCCTGTATCTCCACCGATGCTCATCATAAGCATACCTATGGGATTTCATCTACACCGTCATGCAAATATGCGAAAAACGATCAGGTCGTTAAAGATCAAAACGGGGCAGATCTTCTAACAGTGGCCTGGTTGCAATTTCCGTTAGGTACATTGGTTTCAGTAGACGACCAAATATTACTTCCTGACAATACTAACGCTCCTGTGGTTCTTGTTCGGACTATTCATTATCCTCACAACGGGCTAGAAATGTGTATCGAAGTGTATCTAGGCAAGGAGTCGGTATAGTGCCTGGCGCGGTTGAGTGTATCGCCAATCTTGCCCTGACAAAAGTAAGATTAGACGCGGCATCAAAGGCAGTCGTAAAACAGCATTGCAACGAAGTGCTCCGGAAGTCACAGACAACATATTGTCCGAGGGACACAGGCAATTTAATGCGTTCGGGGAATGTTTTTCAGTTCAAGGATACCCCTACAGAATTTAGTATGAGGGTGACTTACACCGCCGCGTATGCACTAAAACAACACGAGCTCCCATTTCACCATGCAGTGGGACAATGGAAGTATCTTTCGACTCCGTTTAATGAGATGTCTAGTCAACTTGTGAAAAAGTTAGAAGCAGCTTGGAGTTCTTCACTATGACCTGGGTCGAGGACATCGGAGCATATATTCAGGCCAACGGGATAGGCACACAAGCAATTGATATCTACTATCAAGGATTCAGTCAGACCCCCAATTGTATCGCTTTATTTGTGCAGGCGGGACAGTCTGATAAATATACACTCCGCAAAACTCAGGTCCTTAAACGCCCCGAACTTGGTGTAAGAGTCCGTAATGTAGACGACACAACCGCGGAAACAAAAGCAACTAACATTTATACACTTCTAAATCTAATTTCGAATCAGATAATCGGGTCTACACGTTTTAAAAAGATCAAAGCCATGTCAGATCCGTTTTTCGTTTCCCAAGATGACAATAATCGCTTTATATATAGTATAAATTTTTCATTGGAAATTGGATGATTACATGGTAAAAAACATATCGACGCATCCGGAGCTAAATAATGACAGGCACTGATACACACATCGACACATTTAATTCAACGGTTTCAATTGACGGAATTGCAATAAATGGCATATTTCCGGATTCTATTCCATTCCCAAAGGGTAAAACTGGAACGAAAGACTGCAGTACTCTAGGATCGGGCACAATACAGAGAAAGGGGCTGAAAACATTTGACCCCGGGAATTGTGCCCTTTCTGGCAATAAAATTCCCGGCGATGCTGGACAGATTGCATTATTTGCAGCTTTTGGCGACAGGAAAGAACATATAATTACGGTTAGTATCCCTGACGCCGGAGAGCTCTTTACATATTCGGCATACGTTTCCACCGATTACCCGGACTCAAAAGACGATACTTATATTTTCACTGCGGATCTTGAAGCAACCGGGCCAGCCGTGTTAGGTACGGCATTTGCAACTATTACTAACATCACCACTACCTCGGGAACGGTATATCCAACAGGTGGAGTTCCCGCTGGTTCAGGTGTGGATATGATCTCATATGTTGCATCCGGCACTACTGTAACTCTTACGGTTACTGCGGCCGCTGCTTCATCTCTTGCATATTCAATCAATAATGGCTCGACATGGATTACTCTAACTTCTGCGGTAGCATCCGGAGCAATTACTCTCGGGGCCGCAGGGACTATGACACCCATTTTAATTATGGTCACTGAAGTTGCAAAAGCTACCAGATTTGTAAATCTCAATATTATAAAAGTGGCTTAAGGTGTGGTTGTAAATGTCTGGAAGCGAAGTGGAATTCATTCCCGGGTACAATATTTTTTTCACAAACAAAGGGCAGGAGAAACTATACTCCTCGCTCGGGGTCCGAACCTACAATCAGTTCATTAGAATGTTTAATGATGTCGACGGGTTCGATAATGACCAATTTGCAAAGATTATATGCGCGGGTCTGATTTGGGAAAAGAAAACGATTACGCTTGAAGATGTTAAAAACCTGATAGAAGATGAATTTTATATTAAACTGGGCCGAGACTTTGAGGACCTAAATACGGTAATCATAGACGGGCTTGCGAATTCCGGGCTACTTGATAAAAAAAGAGTAGCGGCGATTCGTAAATTTAAAAACATGACCCCTGACGAAATCGAAAAACAAATGCTAGAATCCAAAGCGAAAAATGATGATGTGAAGCAGGGGGAGGATAGGGGGGAAGTATCGCTGAGCTAGACATCGATGATTTTTTTGATCAACGACAGAGGATCTTATACAGTCTGTGCGGGAAATCCCCCGCTGAATTTTGGGGATTTTCCCCCGGACAAACCAACCAAATGATTGAAGTGGCATCCGAAGATATGAACGCTAAAAATCGACTTGAATCTATCAGACATGCCGATTTAAAGGTATCAATTCTGAATGCCTTTTATAGTCAGCGGAAAGACGGGCGACTTTATAAGATTGAAGATTTTTTGGATGCGGAAACCGTGAAAGCGTTATCCCCTCAGACAGAAGTTACTAAGCAAAGACAGTCATCGGTTTGGTCAGCGGCGGGCCATGCATGCATAAAACAATTTGAAGACATGTAATTCGTCACAGCCACTAGACTAATCCACTCAAAAGTAACTAGAAACACATAGCAAGTGAAAACGGTGAAATATGGGAACTGTTGGAGAAATATTTGCAGATGCTGGCCTCCATGTTGATGCTGGTAGTTTCGCGTCGTATGGCGCAGCGCTCCAGGGTGCAGAGGGTCAAATAGGTGAGTTTGCGTCTGGTTCGCAAGCTATGCTCGCGGGTGCTTTCACACTTCCAGCCGTTGCACTCGGGGGGATTGCTGCATATGGTGTTTCTCTTGCCTCAGGTTTCCAAGACGCTGGGACAACTTTAACGACTTTATACGGTACCGCCGACTTAGCAAAACAGAAGTTTCAATGGATGACGGATTTTGCTGCAACTACGCCTTTTCAGTTCGAAGAGGTTGTCCAGGGTGGTATCAAACTAAAATCCTATGGCATGGACATCGAACAATACGGTAAAACATTTGGAGATACTGCCTCGGGTATGGGGAAAAGTTTTAACGATGTTATCGAAGCCGTGGCAGATGCTCAGACCGGCGAGTTTGAGAGATTAAAAGAGCTTGGTATCAAGGCGGTCCAGGTAACAAAGGCGAACCTTGACCAATACACCAAGTATGGGGGGCAAGTTGGGGATACCATGTTTACCTATGTCAATCGGTCAGGGCAGCAGATGGCCACGGCCGTTGACAAAAATAACAGGGAAATGGTAACCTCAACTCTTTCAGCAATTTGGAATGAAAAATACGCTGGAGCAATGGAAACCCGGAGTAAGACGCTTTCTGGGATGGCATCAACTCTCAAAGATAATCTTACATTTGGTCTTGCTGATTTAGTCGGCTATGATATGAAAAACATGGAAGTCCAGACAGCTTCTCTGATGGGCGTTTTAATGGCCCTTGCTGGGGTAGCCGTCACAGTTACGGGAAGTTTTTCAAACATGAGTGAACCCGTCCAGACCTTTATTGTGGTTGCTTCGTTCGCTACCGCGGGGGTCGGTTTACTAGCGGCCGCAATGATAGGGTATGCTGCAGTTTTGCCTTTTATTACTGGCGCTACTGCTCTATTTGGTGTCACTCTAACCGCTGCTCTCTGGCCAGTTACGGGGGTCGTTGTTGGTCTTGGTTTACTCGCGGCTGGATTGGTTTATCTGAACGAAAAAACCGGCTTGGTTAGTGCGGTTTGGACGGAACTCAGCGACGAATTTACAATACTCGAAGATCGATTGTCAACTGGGTGGACGAATGTTAGCAACTGGATAGGGGCAAAAATTGCTGAAATACAAGCCTACCTCTCCAATATCATCCCCGAAAGCGCAATTACCGCCGTAAATGATTTTGTGAATTGGGCATCCGGGTTATTGGGCAGCGAATTGGGTGGTATCGCAACGGATAATCACGCAACTGCGGAAAATATACGCGCTAAAAACACCGCCGGAGCTCAAGCGGGTGAAAAGGAAAAGAAAATAAGTGACATATTCAACCCGAAAAGCGAACAAAACGTTAAATTAATGGTAACCGCTGATACCACACAGGCCACGCCGCAGATTAAAACACTTGATGATTTATTAAACAAACTCCCACCGGACGCCGCAAACGCAACGTCTGCTCTAAAGGGAACAGGTGGTGTCCCCGCAACTGGGTCGATTGCAGGATTAACGGGCATACAGCAGGGCGAACAAAGCGCCACCGCCGCGGCTAACCCCCTGCAGACCGCACTTACGGCAAACGGTAACGTTAGTTACGCTGGCACAAACGCGGGGATCGTGAGTGTGGATGCCAACGGTAAAAAGACCACATTTACGGTGGATCAATTGCGCGGATCCCTGAGTATGGCGGGTAATGTGCCTGCCTCCGGTTCTATGGCGAGTTTGGCGGGGGTTACGTCCAAGGCACAGGGAGCAACCGGAGCCGCTAAAACATTAGACGCAACGCTTACTGACGCCGGGGTCGTTTCATTTAATGGCACGAATTCTCAAATATCTCTAGTTAATGCGAAAGGGGTAGTTACAAAACTTACGATTAGCCAACTCCAGACATATTTAAAACAAGCCGGTAATGTCAGCCAGGCCGGGTCAGCGGGCCAGCTTGCCCTAGTTGATTCTGCAGGAAAACGTACAAATATCACAACCATTCAAGCAAAAAACCTGCTTGCAAACATCAATGCTCAAACTATGGCAAACGTCACCGGTGGAATCAATGGAATAACTACCGCGTGGGGTAAAGCCAATGCTGCGGCTAATGCCTATGCTAAATCCGCTATAGCTGACAGAGCAATCATGAAAACATATGAATCTGCCATGAAAGGCTCAACAAGCACAGGGCAGAGTAAAGGCGGAATTACTGTGGTCGGCGCAGGACAGAGCATCAAATCGACTAACAATGTCACAGTAAACAATACTTATAATCAACCTACGGCAAGCGATAAAAAGGCACGACTTGCGATAATTGGGAGATCTTAAAAATGGCAACTACTTACACAGTCGGTCTGACAGGTTCAGGAGCTACTTATATTTGTGATGGTACCGGCGACCAAACCCAGATAAACCAGGCCCTCGCGGCCGCGAACGGTAACCCGGGAAGTACGGTTCGACTGTCGGATGGTACTTACAATATATCGGCCCAGATTCTGATGGGTAGTTCAACTACCTTAACCGGAAATACCGCAGATCCAACCGCAGTTAAACTGAGAGTTCCGAATTCGGGAGCTGGGGCTTTCCCTGACGGAACCGCCATAATTGAGAGGTTGGGGTCCGGGGTTGCTACGGGTGTTGAGATCTCTTATATGGAGATTGACGGAAATTGTGTACCGCAATCAACCACCCTAGGCCTGGCTCACGGTAAACCAAGTTCGTCAGGGTCAGGGGTAGAAAGGTGTATACAGTTTGCCGGCGGCTCCGGAAGTTACCCAAAGGCCAAAGATATTAATATCCATCATATGTATTTTCACGATGCATTCGGTGAAGCAATCCATATTTATTATGCTCAAAATGTTAGATTTCATCACAATTCATGCTATAACATGCAGCATGATGCTATTTTTCTTATAGAGTGCGCCGGTAGCGGAAACGAAATCAATAATAATATAATTGAGGGGATAACGGACGGGTGTATTCGGCTAGATAACTGCACCGATTTTAAAATACATGATAATACCCTTCGTCCGTATCACGGTCCTAATAACAATGGCGCATACGAGTACGGCGCGAACGGTATGCAGATCGCTAATGAAAGTAACAAAACCACTAAAACAAACAATCTTGAGATTTATAACAACACATTTACCGATATTGATTTAACCGGGATTTGGTTTAATGATGTACTGGGAACTGCGGGGACCACTTCCCAGATCGTTCACCTTTATAATAACACGTTTACTAACTGTGGTTATACCTCGGGTTCAAGTGTTAACTATGGTTCGGGTATCACAGTAAATGGATGGGGAAATGGGTTAACAGTAGAATACAATACTTTTAATGGTTGTTATCAAAACGCTATTCAGATACTGAAAGCCATCGGAACTGCCAATTATACCGTTCTTATTAAAAACAATAATATAATTAATACAAGGGGCGCAGGTCATTCAACAAGTACGCTGTCAGCAAGTTACAAAGGATATGGTATTCTTAATTTAATCCCCACTCGAATAACGGCGACAATGATGGGCAATTATTTTTCCGGAAACTTAAAGGGGAAATATTATCCAACCAACATGAGTTCAACGGTTGAAGCATCTACGTCTAACGGTCTTCGCCCGGGCTCGGAAACGACAGGCGGGGCAGGTGGGGCAGGCGGGTCAGCCGGGATAGATATAACAGTCGGGCAGGACGCAGCGAAGGCATCCGCGACTTATTTTTATTGTAATCCGGATACTAGAAACGCAGGGACTCAGTTAAACTCCGCAATTACAGCAGCGGCACGTTCAGCAACGGCTACGAATCCGGTATATGTTTTCATAAAAGCAGCAGCGGCCCCATATTGGATTAATACTCAGGTTTTGGGAAAAAGTAATGTGAACATTGTGGGGGACGGGATATCCACAGTGACTCTAAAATTAATCAGTGGGTTGTCTGGCGGAAGTACTTACCCTCCTGGGTGGGGGAACGATTCGGGTGTTAGTTCATCGGGTGCTATGCTCATGCTTCTGAGTATTAGCAATGTTAGGCTATCGGGCTTCACGCTAGACGGCTCATGGGATGACCTGTACGCCTCGACTTATCCTAACCGGGGGCTTGGATATTTCAATGAAATTACAGTTGCCGGATCCTCCAATATATTCATAGACACTATAAAATTTATACGCGGCGCGAATGACGGCGTTATGGCAGGATCCACGAGTAATATAGTGGTTGCCAACTGTGAATTTAATATGATCGGGCACGACGGAGCAGCTTATATTAGTTGCACAAACTCCGCGGTTCATCATAATAAATTTGCAATTAGAACAAACTCGGCTATAAGATTTGACAATACCACCGGAAGTTTAGTTTTTTGTAATGAGGTTTGGACCGGGACCGGAGGAGGAGCAGGCATAGAATTACAACATGACGTAAACGGTAGCCTGCTATATAATAATCATTTTCACAATATAACGGGGGCATCCCCGGGGTACGGTGCGATTGGGTACATTGGTCAAACCGTTTCAGGCAGCGGAGTACAGGTACACAACAACATAATGGATAGTTGTACTTACTCCACTAATGACATGCCAGCCGGGTATACACTCACTAATAATTTAATTCTCAGTGCTCCCATCCTGGCTACCAATTACGGGACAAACACAGGAAATCTCACGAGTACGACAGGATTAACAAAATCCGGGAGTAACTATGCCAGAAATACCTATTATTCTGGTAGTGGTGTGACATATGGAATTGACCCCACCATACTTTTAGACCTTCCGCCGATATTAAGTCGGCCGGGTGGCGGGATAGGCGGGGGTACAGGCGGAATCGTCACGCCCCCTACGTCAACTATTCCTGTACGTTATATTCCCGGCGTGCGAACAATCCAACCCGATTGGGTATTTTCGGATTATTACATTTTAAATCAGGACGGATCGACCCATACCAGTTACGTGAATGGCTGGCCTCTTAATATTATAAGTTATACCGCCGACACACAAAAGGTACTCGCCACAAATAAAAGTCCAAGTATTGACGGTTGGAATATCGGAGATTTCGGTTTTGAAGGGTCAACCGCGACCATTGTATGTGGCGAGAACTCATTAGAAAGTGCCTGGGCATCGATATCCGCGTGGTATTCGCGTGCTCCCGCGATTCTTGAATTAGGTGACGTTTATTCCGAGTATTTCCTTGAATGTGTTCCGGGGAAACATAGTGCAGTTGTAAGAAAAGATCAGGGGGATATTCCCGCTGAGTATTATGAATATTCCATATCAGTGAAAACCACAATACCGTATTTCCAAAGCATCATGAAACGCATTAGAAGCAGGCTTGTTTATAATTCAATGCAGTGGAGCAGTGACGATAGTCAGCCTGGTAATAAACTGAAAAACGGATCATTTGATGAATGGGCGCCTAACGCTAATATGACGTGGACCTCCCAGACAAGCGCGGCTGACAACAATTGGAGGAGTGTTTGTTATGCCGATACGCTAGGGCTTTTTGTCGCAGTCGCGGAGACCGGCACTGATAACCGGATTGCGGTGTCCGATGGCTTTGGTGATTGGTCAATACCTTCCGGCCTATCGAGTGCGGCAAACCGTGATAATAATTGGAGATGTGGTATATGGGTACCCCCATCCACTAATCTATCAACGGGCAGATTCATTGGTTTTTCAATAACTGGAACCGGAAACCGTGTCATTACGTCAGATGATTTGGTGACATTTACGGCTCAGACATCAGCAGCGGACAATTCATGGGGGTCTGCTTGTTATATCTCACCGAATGAAACTCTTGACAATGGCAGAGTTGTAGCGGTCGGTTACTCCGGGACGAATCGAGTAATGTATTCGGATGATTTTGGTGTCACGTGGACAGCCGTTGTCTCGTCGGGTGAAGGATGCAACTGGTTGAGTGTAGCTTACTCTGAATATTATAAGCGATTAGCCGCAGTTGCGTATACAGGAACGGCCGGGGCGCAGGTCATGACATCCGATGATTTTGGGGCAACATGGACAAATAGGGCAAGCCCCACGCCGGTTCAAAAATGGACGAGTGTGATTAGAGTCAATGTGCTTGGGTGGTTTGTTGCGTGCAGCGAAGACGGAACGCAGCAGATAATGACCTCGCCAGACGGGATAACATGGACGCTACGGGATACCCCATATGGCAGCAGTACGCAAACAGGCGGTGGAACCGCAATAACCACTACCCCGTATACTACAGCCGTTGGTAGTTGGTACAGTTCGAAGTCCACTGCGTATTATGAAAATTCAACGAGCAAGGAGTTCGAAGTCGTTCTACCTGCACTCACGGGCGGGAGTGTTTACAGGATAGATCAGGTGTCATGCCAACTAAAAACCGGACTGGCGGGCACCACCGCATCTTTGAAAGTCACAATACAAGCAGCGTCTCTGTATTCGGGTGCTGAAACTACATTAGTGGAATGGACAAACACAACGACTACTTATATTCAAAAAACGTTCGCCCTTGCCGTGAATTCTGCTACCGGAGAAACGGTTACCCTTCGGTATTATCTGAAAACATCAAATGCCTCATATCGGGCATACACCACAGTGATTGGTTATATTTTTTCGGTGGCAGCGACAGGCGGGAGCAGTGTCACATATGCACGCAACCAATGGCGGTCACTTGTGGTTTCCCCCACAACTGATTTGATTGTCGCAGTTGCGCAAACCGGGACAGGAAATAGAGTAATGCTTTCTACGAACGCGGTGGACTGGATAAACGGTGTTTCCGCTGCGGATAACAACTGGACATCGATAGCGTGCTCTGATTATACGTTTATAGCAGTGGGGGTCTCCGGAACGGGCAACAGGGCTATGGTATCCTCGGATAATGGGACAATTGAAAACATCCCACCCGCAGCATGGACTTTACAAAATACAGGCCTGAAGAGAGGTTTAGATTATATGGGTGATGGCTCAACAGGTGTCCTCATAACGGGCGATGGAGTGACCGCCGACATAGGCGGCATTTATCAGTCTGTTAATTGCGATGCAGGAGTCATCTATGTTCTTTCAGCAGTTGCAAAAACGATAGGACTAACACAGGGCAGTTTAGTGGTAGAGATATTCTCCGGTGGGTCCTCTATCCGACAACTCGTTTGGAATACGGCCACCGACCCCGAAGAACAACAGATGACGGTAAAATATGATGTTTCCCCACTCGATTCGGTTATAAAAGTTCATGGGGTCGGAACACCAAACGATGGAGCTTTGTTATTCTGTGACAGTGTGAGTTTTGAGAAATTGTCGGATTTTGAATTGTCTGCAGTGGGAAATGACATTATAACATACGGGCATGAAAATACAATTCCCGATATCGAAGTCCATTCTGCGGTCCCTCAGACCGACAGCAGCGGCGTGATTACCGGAACTCAATTGATATACGACTCCGGGGTAACGTCATATACATCCGCCGCTACATTCTACAGCCAGGCCTCCACGAGCATGGAGTTCACTGTCACTATTCCGGCACCTACAAACGGAGCAAGGAATAGACTAGACGAAGTTTCCGGCATGCTTTCAAACGTTCACGCGGGGACAGTATCTTACATGGCCGTTAATATGCAGGCGGCGTCTCTATTCGGGGGAGCCGAAACACCGATAGCCAACTGGACCAATTCTACGACTACGGCAACCAAACAGATCAAAGCATTGTCGTCCTCCGCCGGGGTCAACGAAAGTATAATTTTAAAATATTTCTTGAAAACTTCGAATGCCAGTTATAGAGCGGTCGCTAGCCATTTTGGGTATAAGGTTACCCCACTGTTGGCATATTCGTCATCAAGTGATACAAACAGTCTGTCTATTTATAACTCGGTCGACCCATCCACTGTAATTGATATATGCAACCTCTTACCATATGGCTGCACTATATCAATCAACGCGGATTATACAGGATCATTTGAATATTCTACCAATTTTGAGGACGATTCGGTGTTATCGACGATCGAGTCACGGATGGGAGAGATTGTATATTCTCCAGCGAACCGGACATTGACAATCGGTGTAGGAGCCGCGGTTGTATTTACTTTTGATACAAAGTTTGCAGTTACTGGGATGCCATTTATCCAAACTATGGTTATTTCAGGCATACCTCAGTTTTTGATTTCAGTATATCGTGGAACTGGCTATATGATAGACGGCAATACAGCCACTGATTTAATTAATACTATGATCTATCGAGAACTTGACAGCGGTGCTAATGTATCAATAATAGGGAATACTGTCTTCGGTATTCAGATCCAACCAAAAACCGGTGAATCGGTGGTATTGGGTTCGATTTTCGTGCACGCCGATTTAGTAACGATTGACGCACCTAGGCCGAAAATATTTGCAACGGGTGAACCAAATGTATTTACTTCGATTCTATCCGGTAATCCCGTTGTCTGCATATTGAAAACACGCGATCGAAATATGGTGATATGATGTATTACAAGTTTGACAGTCGGCTTATAATACAAAAAAAAGGGGGCAATAAATATTATTTTCATGTCGTGAGTGCAACGACTGACCACATCTACCCCTTTTCTATCCCAGTCGCGAGTATCGAGGTTATCGCAAATTCAGGCAAGCTCGATTATTTAACCATTGTGCGGTTCGATGATATAGTTCGGTACCAAGTATCTGTCCAGTATTCTCCAAATGAAAGAGCAGTCTGGCAAGATCTATTTGAGGGAAGGGTACTGACGATCCGGGCGCAATACGGGAGCGGGTCAACTGCAACTATAATATGTTCAGGACATGCAGCGGAAACATCCTATGCGATTCTGTCGGAGGCCACAACGTATGCTAGCGCCACCGACTTAGCTTCTATAATCAATCATTATTCCTTTACTTATCTGAATCGCACACAAGTATTATTGCTAGAAGGTACGGGCATCACTGCCCCATATTCAACAAAAATAAACCAAAAATATGTTAAAGATATATTTTTAGATTTTGAGAAACTGTCCGGATATTCGTGGGCTTTTATTGCTCGCCCGACGTATGATGCTCAACACAATTTAATTACGCCGTGCCCCATCGAATTCAAACCGTTTTCCACAGTTCCGACTGATAAATATAAAGCTATCCAGGGGACACCAAGGCTTCTTTCTGCGGATTTCACCTCAGACGGTCAAAATGTATATACAAAAATAGTTGAGTATGGTAAAACGCCGGACGCCATCGCACCCGCAACCGAAGGAGTCCAGTACACGGGAACGGCAATTGACAGCGCCGCAGTCGCGTTATACGGCACCCGAACACTTGTAGAAACGGACACGGGCTTGGAAAGTAATGCCTTATGCGCTAGATTCGCAGAATATTATCTACCGCACATCAAAAGTCCACGGGTGGCGGGATCCGTAACGCTCGAGGGCACGCCACAAGCATGCATCGGGGATCGAGTGACCACTAAAATACCTATGATAGACATCAACGGGGAACCATTAGATCCTAATTATCCTGTTCTCCGCGTCCATCATGAGGTAAGTTATGACTCATTTGAAACAACTTTGACATTAGGGGAAACTGTAGAAAAAGACTCTGAAGATTATCTTGTAGAATTCGCACGGAAAAACAGATTAGTATTATCAAATTTCATCACATAACGCAAAAAAGGAACAGACGGGTATTAAAAATTACCTGTCTGGATATTGACTTTGTTTTTAATATATTTATTATTGGTTAGTATACTTGGGATAGCCTTAACCTTTATCCCAATCACGCAATTAGAGAACGTGTTGCCGGATATCTTGGTGCAGTAGGCGCCTTGAATTAATTCCAATCCAATCTTCGCCTTATAAAAAGTGTTTCCTGTCACGACATTATCTCTACTAGCCGACGCAAGGTGTATTCCCCCGTTGGTGAACTGGTTGTTTATGAAGTTGTTGTTCCCCCAGTTGTCTGCGAGACCCACGACTCCACAGTTTACGAAGTAATTGTTCTGGATAGTATTACTACCGAAAGACCCACCGATGATACCGTACTTAGTGATCCTGAATCCGTTTATGTTTGCAGCCCCCAACGCTTTTGTACTCTGACCCATCACAAATCCATAAACGGTGGGGTACTTACCAGGCTGGCCTACAAAGTTGACGTGGTTCTCGGTTATAAACACTCTTTCGGGGTAAGTGCCGGCCAATACATTAATTGTATCACCATCGTGAGCAGCATTAACAGCGCTTTGCACGGTTTTATATGCTGCCTTTGGACCGACAGTCAGACTTGCAGCAGACGCCGCGCTGACCAATAAGGTGAGAATCAATATCAATGATATTATATATTTTCCGTTTGTCATTTTACTTCCCCTCTTTTGTTAAACGCTACTTCAATTCAATTTGTGAACCAGTGAATTATATAATCATTAAATTGGTATACGGATCGAAGCGGCTGGTCTGATGTTGAAGCGATAAACGACAACAACTGACCGCAAATCATAATAATAAAAAAAACCTCAACCCCTAATATCCAATATTCTATACTTTTAAATTGTTTTTCTAAGACCTCGATTCTTTTCTGTAGATCGTCTTCTGGTATTTCACTCACTTGTGTTCCCTCTGTTGTTTCATTTTACTCCCCCCAATTTTATTAATCGTCTATCTAACCTAATATGTATAGTTCCTGCTCTTGAACCGTCAATTTATCAAATTCGTTTAAGAATTCCACGATGCTGAGGGTATGCGAGATCGATATAAGTTGTTCGAGACTCATATTTTTATCCCCAAATCATTTTTCCGAGTATGAATATTGCTATTGTTAAAACAATATCCCATTTGTCCATGTTCTCATCTTCGTATACAAACATTTTGAAAGGCGTTCATCTTGGCGCCTTTCGTTTTATTGCTATACTAATACTAGGCATTCATACAATATAAGGATATCTATGAGATACCCATCTGATGTATTCCTGCCCCACTGATGTGTATATCATCGTCGTGTTTTACAACGTCTTTCAGTAGTGCAAATCTACCGCATTTTGGGCATTTTACTTTACTTTTTACCAACGCTCTGATATTTTCGTCGGCTTTATCCGATGCCATGTAATACCCTATGCAGAGAGCACCACATTGACATGAGTAGAGACAGTCATATTTTGACATGTTTTCGCTCCTTTTGTTTTGCTATACTAATACTAGGCATATATCGTATATAAAGTTACTGGCTGTAACGTTTCATGCACCCGTCTGGTAATGTTGAGCGCGTGCGTATAGTAACGCTTAAATATAAAAAGGTGTATCTATCATATATGGGAGCAAAACAGATTAGGATAAATCAGAATACATTGGACGAAATAAGAGAGATTAGTCAAACACTAGGAGACACTACAGACGATGTTACCATACGGCTTATATTAGCCGAGTACAGACGGTTGAACACAGAAACGGAATTGCTTAGCATGAAGTTGAGAGACTGCATGGCCGAGTACAGACAGTTAAGAACAGAAACGGAATTGCTACGAATGAAGTCGAAAGAGTCTGAGGAAACGTTCTTAGATTCTGCCATGCTAGAATAATTAGAATAAAAATCTATAAGTAAGATGTTGTATTATACTTTCTAACTCTATAAACCGGACGGTTATAATTATGAAACGAATATCCTCTATATTGGCTATTTTCCTTGTGATCTCCTCGGTTGCAATAGTTGCAGTCTCAGCAGGGGCCCAGGAGAATGGAAACTTGACTATTAATGTCACTCCTACCGCAGAACCAACGCCCGATACTACCGCCAATGCGTCTGACGGGAATGATGATAATACACAAGCCGATGTTACGAATGGTACCGGTGCAACAGTTACGCCAAAACCCGTAAACAACGGAACCACGGCAACAGTTACTCCGAAACCAAACAGTAACGCAACTGTTACCCCGAAACCAACAACAGTGCCAGTCACTCCAAAACCAACAACGGTAACAGTTAATCCAAAACCGAACAGTAATGCAACTGTTACCCCGAAACCAACAACAGTGCCAGTCACTCCAAAACCAACAACGGTAACAGTTAATCCAAAACCGAACAGTAATGCAACAGTTACTCCGGAACCAACAACTGTGACAGTCATCCCAAAAACAACCCCGGGCAAAATCATACCTGCCCCAGTGAGTATCAAAAAGACTATTATAATATCCAAAACCAGCCCCGTTGACAAGGTTACCGCCGTCAACCCTAGTGAAGTCAAGTACGCGGATATCAACAACGAAGGAGTTCAGATCAGCGCCTTACACCCATTGAGTGATGGAGTGGAATATGTGAGTATAACAAATTATAATGCCTTCACAGCACACCTGGAAGGGTATAAAATACACGAAATGACGTGTAATAACACAATCGTATTCAAAGATATTGATGTCCTCCCTGGACACACACTGAAAGTATACACCGGTAGTCACCCTGACGGTCGGGATGTAGTCGGTACACACAAATTGCATCACATCTACACGCAACACGACACAGTTAAATTAATATGCGCGTGCGGGAATGTAATCTCTACATTTAAACAGTAAAAAAGTAGGACGGCTCAGATTTGAGCCATCTAATTTCAACACTTCTTTTTTTCTTTTTTTCTTTTTATTCCGTGCAGTATGTGCCGCAAGCGCAAATATATTATACGGTAGTGTTTAAATACATCACCGTATAATATATAAGCGGTGATTTTATAAAAGCAATAATTAACAATATCGAATGTGATACTTCCAAAGACTATAGATTTCCTATGTCATTGACTAGTGGGCATGTTTACAAAAACGGATCCACTTTTTATGTGAAGGGTAGTCGACCAGTAAGTGATAACTACAACAGTGAAAAGTTCTCTATGGTTGTAGAAGGGGACTATACCTTCGACGAAGAAACCGAAACTGTGGTAAAAGAAAAAGACTGTATAAATGAACGGACTGAATATATCTCTTTTGTTTCTCCTACTGAATTAGTTAATCTATTCATTGAGGAAATTAACAATACAGCAGTTATCATAAAAGATGCTGAGTTATTCTTGAAGTATCCAATTATTACAACTGGGATTTCGCATGTATATTTAGATAACTGCATTGCTCACTGTGAAGGGGAACACTCTGGATTTGTGAATATATCTGGAACTCGCGGAGGCGAAGGATTTACTCCCGACGAAAAAAAGTACTTCCATAAAAATCTAGAGTTCGTAGTTTCCAAGGCCACAACGATGTCAAATAATCATATAATTCCTGCAAAATACATAAAATACGGTTCCCAGAATAAAAAAGATCAGTTGACTAGAGAATTTTGGCCTACAAATACAGAATTCCATTTAAAAGTTAACAAAGAAGACGAGGTTATTAATCTCGTCACGGATAAGCGTGGTTATCCCGGTTCATGCGGACCCAATAATAAAAATAGAAATTGTACTATAATCATCCACGGTGATTCTAATCCGACTGAAACGATTAGAGTAAAGAAGGGAGATAGTGTCATCGGTGTGCCGAAAGATCACGATATAGTCAACTATCGCGAAACGGGCCAGATGTAATCGAGACGCACAAAAATCAAAACTTCTTTTTTTCTTCTTTTTTTTTCATAACCCAATGGCTACAAAATAATAAAACGTAGCCATTTTCCACTAATTAACCTACAAACCTAAGAAAACGGAGCCTTGATAAGTCTGTGATTTTTTCAGATGGCTACCTTTTAACTTAAAACGTAGCCATACTTTCTATAAAAATAAACATCCTAATATAAAAATATCGGGATACTAACACCGATGTAAACATGTAATTTCATCAAAAATAGACTGATCATTTATTGTCATTTTCAAAAGCGTCTTCATATTGATCCAAATAAATCTTCCCCGTATACCTCACTGTCCATATCCCTGTAACTATAGCAGATTCAATATATCCCATATCAACCAGGTGACGGATAGTGCCATCTTTGACGCCGGTTAGGGCGCACCTAGAAAGCCAACCGCCCCGTATGGTTCGTTTGTAGATGTCCAACGTATCAAGGACATATTTTTGGTGATCAGTTAATATATACATTTCCTCCTCCATCTCGGGGAAACATATATCATTTTCCGAAATCATAAATTTTTCGCCTGGGGTCACACGTGTTCCATTTTTAGACAAAGCACGGTTTAGATATATGCATGTCGCGAGATAGAAGAGAAATTGTTAACCAAAACCCGTTCCGGGGTGATTATATTATACTGTGTGATATTTTATTCTACACAAGATAAGTTTATATATTTAAGACATATATTATATATTGTCCTCAAAAACAGCGCTTTAACTACCCCTTTATTCACTCCAGAAAAAAACAATATATATCATGCGAAAAACAGTATAAAAAGACAAAGAGACTGAAAAACTCCACCACGTCCGGAGCTATCTAGACTTATTGTGTGGTTTCTAATTCAGTCTCCTAAGTTGTCTTTTGGTTCTCATCAGGTCCCACCCTGATAAGTTCCAATACTACTTTTTTATATCACTACTTACATTTATAGTTAATCGGATTTTATTTCTTCAAATAGTATAATTATGATGTATACTATATTATTATACGATTGGTATAATATTATACGATTGATATTTTAAAAAATAAAAAAGTAATTATTTATCAGTTCATATCTTGCGCTGGATTGATTATCTCAGCCTTATCTCGACTAAGCTTGAACCACATATGAGCAGATGGGATATTAAGCGTGAAGTTATACTCGTCCTCATCAATGATAAGCACTTTACTTCCGGTAGTTATGACAGTGTTTACTTTCTTCCACTGCATGAATCTCATTGATTTCCCCACCATCTCCGGGGGATATGCTATAGGGAGTTCGATCCCAAACCTATCCGGGTATTCTTCCGCTTTTGCGGTTGAGTTATGTTTTGCTTTTTTTGTATGTGTTTTTTTAACTTCACCTGGGTTCGTATATTCTTTTTTTGCAGGGACTTTTATTTCGGGGGGCGCCGGTGTTTCAATTACTTCAGCAGGAATCTCCGGCGCTACAAACTCTATTTCTTTCAAGATGGCGCATAGTTCCCCAGCGACCCCACGGTGTACAATCTCATTCCATTCATCCGCAAAATAAACAATATCTTTTTTTATTAGCTCTGGGATTCCTTTTGCCCCCAGCTTAAATACCCGCTTAGATAGCGGACCCCACACATCCCAGTCTTCGGTATCTATCCCAGTTATACGGAGATGGTAATTACTCGATAGGGGATAAGTTGGTATCCCCTCGCCGTTGATTGTTATGGTCTGGTGTATGTTCTGCATTTGTGAAAGGGTAGTTTCAAAGGTCATGTTTTCTAGCTCCGGTTTCAAATTCTAATTATATGTTGACATTATTTTCTAACAAACCGTCTTCTCATAGTTCTCAGTCTGATAATATATGCCCTTTTGGCTATCGTAGAAAACGAATAGTGATAAGTAAGCGTTTCAAGGTGTTCAAGAATAGTCATGCGGTTTCCCCCCTTTCACTCAGAAACACTTGCAGATCTATACTTCCGTTTGCCAGGCACAAAAGCTCACTGTCCGAAAGTGCCCGATAATCAACTGATCCGGTGAGTTCAGTCCAGGGATTCATTTAGAAAACCCCAGAACTGCATTCATTCTTCTTTCGAAATTCTCAATGTAGAATTTATGCTCTTTTGCGATCTCGCTAATCGTGATAAATTTAGGTTCTTCGAAGATCGACCCCGTTCTGATAGTGTTCCACCCATCGCCTTCGATAGATTCCTGCCAGATCCCATCCGTCAGAGTTCCAAGTATTGGGTTTAGTGTTTCAAGTTCTCTTACTTTCGAAATGACAAATTCCCCAAGGGTTAGGGGTTTAGCTTCTTGTATTTTCCTTTTCATATTTTTAGCTCCGTTAGTTTTTGGGATTGCGTTTTTGCTATACTAATACTAGACACTTATACAATATAAAGGTACCCATACGATTCCCTCTAGATACTTTTAAGTACTATTGATGTGTATAATACATCATGGTAACTGAATGCATCAAGGTTTCCGAGAGTACAAAAAGGTACATTGACAAACGGAAAAAAGCCGGACAGCACACTAGCCGGGATTCTGCATTAAGAGAGATAATCGAAGATGCAGAGAAGTATCGGGCGACAACGAGAGAAGGTGTCGCCGAACGAGTAAGGATGCAGAGAAGTATCGAGGCCCAGAAAACTGAAAAAGACGAAGATTGATAACAACGGAAGAAAACTAAAGGAGCTATACAAAATGTCAAAAATAGATTTCACGTTTAAAGAATTGATGGGAAGAACACTCGTTGAAGAAATGTTTGAGGAGTTCGTAGACCGAACGTTTCCCACGGTAGAAGTTGGGGATTTTATTGAGGTGAATTAAATGGTATGTCCATATTCACCATCCGGTAAAAATAAAGTTAAATGCGAATTGTATAACGAGTCGGCTGTGGTTTGCAACGTAACATCCATGTCTGATTTCTGTAGAAAGTTCAAGGAACTGGAGGGAGAATAATGAAATGTTATTTCAAAGACCCACACCACGTCTCACTCCTGAAAAATGGCGAACAGAGACAAACTACCCGGAAAGCGAGTACCATCAAAACAGGCGATACCTTAGAGTGCGTTTCGTGCGAAGGTGACGAGCTGATAGGTACTGCTATGGTAACGAGTGTAATAAAACTGCGTGGCGGGCTTGTCATTGAGCGACAGCGGGATACTACTCAAGACTCCTGGGCTATACGGGGGGGGTTCCCCAGTTTTGCCGACGCCGATAAATTCTTTTCGGATATATATGGTCTCGAATGGCAGGGCCTAGAGTTGGATGTGATTTATTTTGAAGGGGATTGGTTGGATGAGGACCCCGGGGGCCAGGAGGTGCTGTGATGTAAACTACCACTGAGCTAAAGACTCAGTGGCTTTAAAAGCCTAAGTTTACCAGAACACTGATCGGAGTTAACAAAATCAGTAAACGATGTGGGCGAATACATAGTTACCTTCAGATGCCGTCTCAGTCTGAAGCTCTAAGCTGGTGCAACCCAACTGAGGTAAGGAAGGG